GAGTTGTGCCATGTGGACAAGAGGGGGAGTCGGGGCATGGGTTGGGTATTGGTCGCGTCTATGTGTGTTCTCTCTCTCTATCTCTATGTGTTTGTTTTGATTGATTAATAGGGGGGGGAAGTGTTAACATAATATTTGGTAAATAATGTTTGTTTTTCCGGTAAACAACACTATGTTTGCATAAACATTAGAAAATGGAAAAAGAAAAACAATTGCCAGCAGATGTAGACCTAACTGTTTGGGTGACTCAGCAAGCATTAGCAGACGAACTGAGCAAAACCATTCATACCGTACACAATTGGGTTCAAAGGGGTAAAATTGAGTGGGGATACCTTCCCGGAAGTAGTATTAAGCTTGTAAACAAGAATACAGTATCTATCAACTTCAATCATTACAAAAACAAATGATTAAACAACTTAAAAACAACTGGGCTATTTTTTTATTAATTGCAACTTGCATTTATATAATGTCCCTGTCTAGCATAAGGGCGGAAAAAGCTGAAAAAGAAGTAAAAAAATACAAAAATTACTTAGACTCATTGAATTTGACTAACGAATCAATGCGAAATAAAAAATAATAAAATGGCTGAAATTATGATATGTCTAATCGTAGCAGTAATAGTGTCTTATGCTTGGGCAAACGCAATAGATAAACAAAACAAAAATTTCCCAGACTACAAAGGAGATGACTTTCTTGAATACTAAATAAACAAATGATGATTAAGATTATCGACCCGCCATCTGGATGGCTTTATGGATTCCCAAAAGAAATACCAGAAGATATTAAAGATGTAAGAGGGTGGCTTGTTCAGAATGGTTACCCAATGGAAGAACTAGAGGCATTTGGTGATACATTTACATATAGATGCTGGTATGAGGGAGATGATGATTGATGATTGTCAGCATGTAAGCTTACAAACTGACAAAATTCGGAAAATCGTAAATCTATACTATGACAACAAAACAAACAGCAGTAGAATGGTTACAAGAATGTTTATCAATCCACTTAAGTCATCAACAACAAATGCAATTTGAAGGCTTGTTTCAACAAGCCAAAGCAATGGAGAAAGAGCATATTGAAGATGCTTTTGATACTGGAACTACGGATGATGACAGAATAGGAAAAGAATACTACAACGAAACATATGGCAAATAATGTAGAGCTATTAGGATGGTATGGGGATGATTTGACACATGCATGTTCTGCATGGACAAGTACAAGCAGGGAACTCACTGATGAGAAGATAGCCAGAGTTCCAAAGCTGCTTACTATGCTTGCATCTGAGGGTCATTTTACACCTTTTGAGAAGTCTAGCTTACATTTCTTAGTTACAGTAGAGCAAGCTACGCATATTCACTTACTTAAACACAGGATTGGTGTAAGCATCAATGGTGAGAGTGCTCGCTATAAAGAACTGAAAGAGGATAAGTATTACATTCCTGTCGATTGGGAAGAAAGATGGGTTATTGCTCTACACAACTACACAGAAATGGGTAATAAGCTCTATCATAATTGTTTGAGGGAACTGACACCTGTTATAGGCAGAAAGAGGGCTAAAGAATCAGCTCGTTTCTTCAAAACATTTAATTCCCAAATCACAATGGATGTCATGTTCAACTGGAGAAGCTTCTACCACTTCCAACAGCTTAGAAACAGTGAGCATGCACAGCTTGAGGTGAGACAGCTTGCTCAGGATATGCTAAACTTGGTTAAGCAAATTGAGGGGAATCCATTCGAGCACACATTAAAAGCATTCAACCTGTAAAAGATTACTTTACTTCAACCCAACGAAAGTTGTTATCCCAAAGAAATCTAGCAGTTTTGCTGGATTCTTTGCTAACTTTCGTCTCACTCCAATCTGGGTGTTTTATGTGGTAGAATTCGTGTAATATGTATAATAAATGCCTGTACCCCTCAAGTCTCGTATCTAGCTCAATAGTATTATTGGCGAAATCGGCTAACCCGTAGGCCCTTTCTTTACCTAGCGGCCTATAAATTACTTTTGGCTTCTTGTATGTTCTGGGCATTTTCTATCTTTTTTATAGCCGCTTTTAAGTATATACACTTATCCAAACACTCTTCATAAGCTTCTTGTAGCCAGTTTTTAAGTTCATAGTCATCTCGGTCTACGGTTGTTCCGTATGTCTCCAGACCCTTTACTTCCCTTTCAAAAAGGTCATCAATCACTTCTTGCAGTATTTTACTCTTCGCTCTCATCATCTTCTTCTTTTAGGCTTTCAAGGGAAGTGATGAAAATAGACATATCATCATAACCCTCCCTTATTATTAATTCATCTCCACTATAAAGTCTAATCTTGCACTCCTCATCAGTACCCGGAATTTCAATAATCCTTTCTATATCGTCAAAGTGAACATTAACTCTTCTCACCTTATATTTCCTACGCACAGAAAGTCCAAGCTTTTCTAACGTATCGTCTTCTTGGTCGGCTTCTATATATTTCTCTATCAGTTCTATGCGGAAACCCATGCCCAAATTTAACGAATTACTACAGGACTTTACCTTTGAATATTCGTTTGTTTCTAACCTCAAACCCATCTTCAGCTGAATCAATGATGGCAAATCCGTGGTTCCATTTATTGATAGGGGAATAGGCAGGATGCAGTTCGCTCAAACAGCCTGTAGACCAAGTAGTTGTGATTTTGCCATTCATGTCACTTTCAGTATGCTCGGATGTCTGATGGTTGTGCCCTTGGATAGCCGATGTTTTAGCGCGAAGGAATAATCCCCTAGCCACATTTACGGGGCTGAAAAAGCCACTGGAAAACTCATGACCATGAATTATGTTTAATCCATTTAGGTTAATTATTCGCTTATCTGAAACATATTCAATACCCTCAGCTCTAGCTTTAATAATATTTTCAAAATCAAATTCTGAAACATCTGTAAGTTCGGCAGCTTTAGACCATAAGAAATGTTGATACCTTTCCTCATGATTTCCCACCTTAAATATGATTTTTGAGCTAGGGAAAACATTCTTCAAAATATCCATGAATTGTTTAAAAGCATTTAATTCATGTGATACACTTCTCTTTTTAGGGTCTCTTACAAATCTTGATAGGCCATGAAAATCCAATGTATCCCCATTCAACAGTATACAATCGGGGTTTTCTTTCTCTGCAAATTCCAAAGCTGCCGTAAGCGCATTAATAGAATGATATGGTATATGTATGTCTGACAAAAGCAAAACCCGTTTAGCATTTAATATAAACGGGTCGTAGTTTGTTTCATCACTTTCCGGCAATGAATATGGGTTACAATTTCTATCCTTTTCCATATAATATTTTGAATTTTTAATGTAAGAATTAATTCTCTTACTACCCACTTTGCCTTCAATATACCTCAAACAATACCTTACATCTTCTTTGTCCTTAAATAAAAGCTTATTTTCTTCGTAAATGATTTTAGCCAACATAGCTGTTGGCATATCTGAGCCATATTTATCTCTATACTTTCTACAACAATCCAATCTAGCACTTTTTTGCTGGCCAAATGGCATAATGTATTATTTTGCTACCAAAGCTACAAACCAAAATTCAAATAAACAAATTTTGGAACAAAAAACCCCCACCGTAGAAACGGCAGGGGACATTAACCAAAAACAAACGCTAGATTAAAATATTATTCAATCATTATAATTATATAGCGGATTTGTGTTATAGATACTCTTGTTCTCAGTTTTAGGTCTTTTAATTTTCGAATTTTCTTTTTTTGGCACTACTTTATCAAGCATTTTTTCCATAGCATCATAATCATAATTCTCAGTCAATTCTGGAGATATAATGATATAACATCTATAAAAAGCTCCTGCATAAAGCTTCTTCCAATTATTTACAATTTCTCTTCTATTTATTCTGTCGGAATACTTCCTTGTTGATATGGGCAAATTTGTGTCAGAATCATATAAATAAATAAGTCCTTTACTTGGCATCAGTTATATTTTTTTTCAATACTTGTATTATTTCATCTAAAGAATCTTCAGAAAGGCCAAACACAGTATCAAAAAGCTCGGCTAATAGCATAACCTCATTACCTCTAAATTCTTTCTTAAATATATCCCTATATAATTCAGAGCTATACTGGTTGTGAATAAACCAATTCTCAACTGATTCCACAGATTTTATTACAGTATTAACTCTTTTTCTAAGGTCATACTTAGTAGAATCAACTAATTGTCTTGCGCCATATTCTGCTATTATGCACCCAATGACCATTTTTTTAATTGCAGAAACGGATTGTTTTTGGTCCATGTTAATTGTGTATTTTTAATAATGTAAATCTTTTGATAATAACCAGCTCGTCACCCTTTACATCATCAAATACGTCTGGAATCATTTTTATGCGCTTTGGGATTGGCACAAATTTCCCATTACTATAAACACACTTTACACCGACTAAAACAAAATCTCCATCTTGAAGTTCAAGAGTACCCTTAGCTTCTACTGCAATTGCTTGGCCTTCTGATAATTCTGAAAGTTTCATTTATGTTTTTTTAAAATGGCAAATCTGTGTTAGATGTTAAATTTGATATATCAGAACCACTAACATTACTTGTAGAATTTTGCTTTCTTTCAATTGGTTTGAAATTACCAACATACACCTTGCCCTCAGTCTCTTTATTTTCTTTCTTTGAATTTAACTGAAGCGAATGGCTATTATTGTACTTGTCTAGCGTTGAGTTTTCCCAAAGCAGGACATTACAATAAATTTTTCCATTAGATTCTACTTTAATAAATGAGCTATGCCCATCTTTCAATTTTTGCATTAAATCTGTAATGCAAATGGTTCCTGAGAAAAGTTTGCTTTCTTTCATTTTTCTAATTTTTGATAGTTATCAATTGTTAATCCAAGTTCTGATATAAGAGTTTGTACTATAGGGAAGTCGTTGAGTATTTTAGTGGCTTGCAAATTTATCTTAAATATCTTCTTAGCCATTTCATCAGAAACTTCCCCTTCCACACCAGTAATTAAGTTTTTATACTTACTATCTCCTAAGTACTGGTATAATTGATTGTTTTGTATGTTTCTAACTATTGCCATTAAAAGTAATCTTCACAAAGTATTGGTGTCTTCTCTCCAATATAAGAGCCAGCAATATTATATTCGAAAAACTCAACAGCCTCGGGCTCTGACATTTCGTTTCTCAAATTTTTAATTATAGATGAAACTGAATAAATTAATCTCATTGATTGTAAATCAACACCAATCACTGCATTATCATGACCATCCATCTTAATGAACTCTTCTTCATCAAATGCGTCTAGAATATAATCTAGCACTAGTTTGTTTTTCATTGTTTTAGGTTTTAATCAAAATTAGAAGTTTATATCTGTTTCAGGAAATTCTCTCCATATTTCTTGTGGAGTGAAATCATTTTTTTCCTGCATCTTAGATTTTTTAGCAAATAATGGGTCGCAAGGCATTTCGCTGTTACTATTAATATATCTCTTTTTAGCCCAGTTTAGTGTTAAAGGGAAGTGCCCAAGTTTACCCCCTGTTCTTTTCCTTTTAAGTTTCTGGACATAAACCTCAACATCTGGGCTATTCTTATCTTCATGAAATCTTGGCCTATAATAAGCTAAAATTTGGTCAGACTTATTAGCCCACATACTACCGCCATGCAAATCGTAACTATCTGGTACTGGAAGTGAACGGTCTTGATTATATGTTGGGTTTTTAGGATGAGCAATTATGCAGTAAGATATATTATTCAATAAAGCGAATCTTTTGATATCTTTAAGTATTGTACTAAGATACTGGTCATCTCTTTCATATGCCTTTTGAGTCCTATCTAATTGATTAAATGGGTCAATCATAACTCCATCAATTCCTTTTTTCAAAATAAGATATCTAAACTTCTCATGTATAGAATTTATGTCATGCTCGCTTTCTGGATAAACATAATAGATATGCTCAGAAATAAAATTACAAGCCTCTGTATATTCATCTACTGTCATATCCTTTAACCACTTCCCGGCATACATCTCCACGATATCATCATAAAAGTCATTTGGAGGATAATTCTCAGGAGAAAATATCGCCCACTTCCAACCATCCCAAATAGATTTAGTAATCATCAATTGAAGCATAAAAAATGATTTGCCATGATTACCGTACCCAGTACACAAAGTAATATCTCCCTTTTTCCATCTGAAGAAATCATCCATTTCACCAAACCTTGTCGTTGGTGCAAGTTGAACTCCTTCTTTAAAAGATTCCAGCATATCAGGGAATATGCTTTCTAAGTAATAAACACCATCTACAGGAATCAAGTTGGATTCAAGTAATATTTTTATTACCTCGTCCTTGCCATATTTAAGCAATACTTCATTTAAATCTTTACAATCATTTGGATATTCAACTACTCGACATTTCTCAACTCCAAGCCTTCTAACTAATTCATCTTTCAATTTTCTACCAGCATCATCTGAGTCAGTTGCAATGATAAATTCATCAATAGAAGACAACCATTCGCTACAATTATCAAGATATTCTAATTGTTGGTTTCCTTTACTTGCACCATTTGGAACTGATAATACAGCCCACCTTCCAAGTTCGTGCTCTACCACTTCTCCATCATCATTTGGTTCTGGTTCATAATTGTTTCCAAAACCACATTCATATGCAACTAACATATCCCATTCGCCTTCAGTTATAATAGCGCAATGTCTTCCCTCAATAGTTTGCATACCAAAGAATATCAATTCAGCATCTTTAATCAATCTAAAGTTTTTAGCTCCATCTCTATACTTTGCATTTACAATTTGGGAATCTCTTATATATGGGAAAACAATACAACGCTCTTTTTTCTGTGTCGCTGGCATCCATTCTTCTTTTCCATGTATGAAGAATTTTTTTAATGTTTCATGTGAAACACCACGACTTTCAGAGTATGCAACGATACGCTCATTCAACTGAATATTTTCGAGCATTGATTTATCCGGCCTAGAATATTTTTTTGACGATTCCCGGCGTTCAAAAGATTTTACGTTTCCACGCCAACCACAATGATGGCAATTGTAAGTTCCCTCAGTTACATTAACTGACAAACAAGGGTCTTTTTTATTTCTGCGGGAATCTGAGCACTTTGGGCACACTGTTTTTTCCTGTCCACTTCTTCTTCGGATTTTGATATCAAGTTTAGTAAGCTGGTTGTAGTACATTACAAATTATTTTTGGTCAATTGATTTTAAGGCGATTCTAGCCCCTGTTTTTTTTGAGTAAGGTGTTGATACCTTTTTGCGTTTTGACGCGAAATTTGGGCCGTTTCCGTGCGTCTGATGCGATTCTAGGTTCCTGCATCAACCTCGGAAAGCGGTTTGAGCAGCTCCGGCACGGCTTCGATGTGGTAAGGCCGAATTTCCTTTTTTGCCCATAGTGCGAATTCTTCCTCGGTCATAGGCTGGCACGTTTCATCTTCGAAAACCACAACTTTCAACTTAGGCAAAACATACATCCCAACTTTTTTTGGTTTGGGAACTCGTGGTGAAATCCTTTTTTCTTCTTTTTCTTTTTCTTTTTTATTTATTTTTTCTTTTTCTTTTTGTTCTTTTTTAGAAAAGTCCTTAGTTTCTAAGTTACTTTCTTTTATTTCATTTCTTTCTTTTATTTTATTTATAGCATTGCTGTCGCATTCCGAACGCAATGCGTTCGCATTACCCCATCTGTAACTAGCTGATTCTCTTGCTTTTATAGATTTAGAATTTACCTCATCTAACCTCCTCTGCACCGACTTGGAACCGAAAAAATTCTCCGAAATTTCGAACAAACCGAAGTCCTCAACAACACTCTTTACAACGTCGCATTGCGCTCGCAAATCGAACGCAATGCCTTCGTAGTCCGTTCGCAATGCGTTCGCATTATGATACAAATCCTCCACAATTGACCAGTAAATTCCATAGCCAATCATGCCGTGTTTTCTAATCAAAATTTTAATTTTTTCGTCATTTCTGGCGTTATAATCGTGGCTGAAGTAAAAGGTTAATTTAGGCATAGGAAAAGGTGGCTTGCCCATGCTGTTGCTAAAAGTTATAACCACCCCAAACGAGCGACTTTAACGCAGCACAAGACAAGCCTAATTTTATCAGTAAAATGGTAATGAAATCAATGTTATAACTTTTAGCGATTCCAAAGATAGGAGCTAAATATTTTTGCGTCAAATATTTTTTTATCAATAATGAGTGTATCTATTTTCTTCAATTTTTTCTATACTATCTTTCTCTTTTGCTAATGAAAAATAATAGATGTTAGTTTTATTTAATATGGCATTCATTAAATATGTATCTCCTGATGAGTTTATGCATTCATACCAATTGTCAAAGACTTTTGCATTAACTGTTGAGTGAAAATATTCATCAGACTCTATTTCTATAATTTTATAAATTTCCTGATTGATGATAATTTCATTTTTCTTTATTACAACTAAATTTCTTTCATTCAAAGAATCTATGGGTTTTAAGTCTTTTTTATCAGTATTATAGATGGCTTTTACAACTTTCCCAAACAAAGCGACATGGTAATCTTTAACGTATAAATCATTTAGTGGTTGGCAATTCACTGAAATGTGAATGATAATAATTGCGACAAGTGTTGTGATTGTTTTTTTCATTGTTTTTTGTTTTTGGTTAGTAAAGATATTCAATAGACTTATCCTTGTGTGTTAAAGCATAGTTAAGGTCTATTTTTCTGACATCCCATATATTTTTATATGGTTTTTTTTCATATTGAGAAAGTTGTTTTTTAGACAGTATTCTTAGCATGAATACTTCATAGCTTACTGTCCCCAATCTTTCATCATTATAAAATATAGATATGTTCTCAACACCTTGCTTTATTTCAATTCTCATTGTTGAAATATTTAAATGGGTCGTTGTCGTCTAATATCTTTTGAAAAAAATCTGGAATGCGAGATGTTTCTTTTATGTCTGGTGATATCATGATGAATCTATCTATAGCCTCTTTGAATATTGGCATTTTTCTCGCTGCATCCCAATTGCTATCGTAAGTTCCATGACAATTGCACCACTTCCCTAAAATCATATAATTGAGACGGTGTGTAGATACTGATGGGAATATAGACTTAGGTAGAACATGTGCTATGCATGCATGCCAATCTTGTTTATTGTAGTGGGCGAGAGATTCGCCACAATTCCAGCATTGCTTGTCTTCCCGGGCCATAATACCCTCATACCACTTTTGTAGTTCGGAGGGAATTCCTGCCTCTTTAAATTCTAATTCTTTGGCAATCTTTTTTGCTGACTTTTTAGGGATACTATAAACCTTCTTAGGTTTATCTGGTTTCCCATTAAGTTTTTGATTGAAGCGTTGTTCTAGGTAACTCATGATGCAAACATAAACAAACTAAACAATCTGGCCAAATTTATTTTGTTAAAAAAATATTTTTTTATTTTAAAAATGTTGCATTATATTTGCACTTGCATAGCAAATAGAGTTGGTTTACACCCGCCTGTATCTTTATACTGGGCGGATTTTTAAAAACAAAATTTAAATTATGTCTACAGATTCAATCATTAAAATTGATGTAACTCCTACAGAACAAGAAAAACTTTGGGTAAAAGCACTTGCTTCAGGCGAAAAGGCAAACAAAATTGCTGAAGATTTTGGTATGAACAGAAATACATTTGCCTACCATTTGCGTTTTCTGCGAGCTAAATTTCAGTGCAAAAACACAAATCAGCTTATCTCTTATTTTTTGCGCAATAATTTAATTGACTAATGTTTTGGTCCCCATTTACCATAAAAATTCAAATTAAAATGAAAATCAAACTCGAACGTCTGACAAAAGAACTATCTAAGGGTACTGCTATTGAGCAATATCAAGCTCTAAAAGAATTGAAATCTTTTGTTGTTAGCTCTCTTGAAAAAGAACAACAGGGTTTGCAGTCAAGTGTTTCTGGTCTTCAAGACCTAGTTAATGAAATTAACGGTAATATTTATGGGAATATCCCATCTGGCGACTAATTGTTAGAGTCGGATATTAATTGAGTAGCTGTTTCTGCTGCAAAATATGTCTTTGATGGTCTATTTGAAGATACTATTTCGATTGCAGAATTGCATGATGCGCCTTGAAATGTTATAGCCGGATTGACTGGTCTAATAATAATACTGTTTGTTGGGAATCCCATTTTAATGCCATTTGGCCCAGAAAAATTCGGGTTGGCTTGATAGCTGTAAATAGATGCAAATAATATTTTACTCATATTGCGAAAATAAAAAATCCGGGTTATCCCCGGATTTCTTTCCTTCAAATTTGCCATTATGCATTAGCGGCAGACAGGATGGTTGCAACGGGGGTAGCGGTAAAGAACTTGGTCGATACCTGATTCAACCCGGTTGGCAGCAATTCAACTACAGCTGCGCAAGTTACGTTGGCCTGACCACGAACTTCGGTGGTAGGATAAACGTGAATTCCTTGAACAGGGAACAGATTCTGCTGTCCTCCAGCGGCTTTAATTTCGGTTTGTCCGCCGGGTCCGTCGATTCCGTAAACAAAAACACTAACTACTTGTGCCATGTTTAAAAATTTGATTGTGAAGAAAACTCTTCGCAAACGCTTGCGAAATATCATTGTAAAATTATGAATATACCGTTAAAGTACAAAACATCATCCCCTGCTGGAGATTTAATCAGTTTTTTGGCTGGGGTAAAAAAAATGTGGGAAGACACGGGTCGAAAGGGTATTATCTATCAACGTATAGGCATGCAGGGTATTGGCTATGAGGGAAGTATACACCCATTTCAAAATAGTGAAGGAGAAACTGTTTGTATGTCTGAGTATATGTTTGATATGTTAAAGCCATTGATTGAGGAACAGGAATATGTTGAATCTTTTTTGATTTGGAAAGGAGAAGATTTTGATGTTGACTTTGATTTAATTAGACTAGAGAGATATACAAATCAGCCAAAAGGCTGTTTAAATAGATGGTTTAATTATGTTTTCCCTCAAATGGCTTCAGACCTTTCTAAGCCTTGGATAACACTTCCCACCACTCTAAATTTTGCATTTCCTTGGCATGATAAAATCCTAATCAATTTTACTCAACGGTATAGAAATTATCTAATTACATATCATTTCTTAAAAAAACATCAAAATGATATAATGTTCTTGGGTCTTCCTAAAGAAAAGGATATTTTCTGTAAAACTTGGGATTTAGAAATAGAGCACTATCAACCTGATAATTTCTATCAACTAGCTCAGGCTATTAAAAATTGCAGATTTTTCTTAGGCAATCAAAGTTTTTGTTTTCAATTAGCTGAAGCATTAAAAACGCCTAGAGTTTTAGAGACTTTTACTTTGATGCCCAACGTAATACCTGTTGGAGAAAAAGCCTATGATTTCTATCACCAAGGTGGTTTGGAATATTATTTTGAAAAACTATCACAATCGTAGACAAAATTAATTTGTATCTTCGGGCATGTCTAATATTGTAACAGCATCTATTTATAGCTTTCAAGCTAACCCAAATTTTACAGACCAGTATGGGGTACAAATTGGATTCCCTGTTGAAACTGTAATAATTAGAGATTTGCCAACTCCTTTGCCATTTCAGGGAGTTGATTGTTATTCAACTATAGAAGTTATATCTCAGGGTGAGCCGTTCCCAACATATTATGCTTCTGAAACAGCGACCACATTAATATCTAATGCTAATACTGCACCTTCAACTCCTGTAACTGGTTCTGTTACTTTAAATCCGGGAACTAATTATGTTGGTAAAGTTCGGCTTACGGATGGCACAACAGATGCTGAGGTTGTGCCATTGGCTGGTTATAGTGCTCAAGCTGTTGCTATTGTAGATGGTTCTGGTAATCAGGTGACAAGTTTTGGTGGTGGTACTCAATATACTGATGGTTCAGCCGTAGCTACGCCCACTGGTACTGTATCTCTAGGATTTGATGGGTCAAATGTTCAAGCTATTAGCACTACAGCATCTGGTGCTGTAAATATATCGGATGCGGGTGGAAGTATTACTGTTGATGGTACAGTTACTGCAAATGCTGGTACGGGTAATTTTACTGTTGTTCAAGCAAGCGCTGCAAATCTTAATGCTACAGTAACTGGTTCTGTGTCAGTATCAAATTTTCCCGCTACACAACCAATTAGCGGAACTGTTGCAGCCACTCAATCTGGTTTTTGGAGCGTAGATGTAAATAACGCTGGTGGCGCATCTGCTGTAAACATTCAAGATGGGGGCAATAGCATAACCGTTGATGGTACTGTTACGGCTAACGCTGGTACAGGTACTTTTACGGTTGGGGGGACTGTCACTGCAAATGCTGGTACTGGTAATTTTACTGTGGTTCAAGCAACGGCTGCGAACTTAAACGCTACTGTTACTGGAACTGTAACTGCTGACACAGAACTTCCCACAGCGGCAGCATTATCAGATTCAACAGCCAATCCAACAACTCCTATTATTGGTGCTGCATTAGAGGGGTATAATGGTACTACATGGGATAGATTAAAAACAGATACCGCACTTGCTGGCACATCGGCGAATGATACTGTAGTTGGTGTTCTTGCTGCTGGGATAGGTCCGGGTTTTTCAATAAGGTTAAATCCAACAAACTTAGGAACTGCTGTAAACTCGGCATCAACTATTAATGTTGATGGCGCAACAACTATGTCAATTGGTATAGGTACAACCACTACGGGTACATTTATTTTTGAAGGTACTGCTGATGCTACTAACTGGTTTTCTGTTGAAGTTTTTGATGCAACTTCTGATTTGTGGGTCTCTGGACAAAATTTAACACCCACACTTGGTAAAACTTATCATATTGCATCAGGCGGGTTAAGGCAAATTAGATTAAGAACAGTTACTACATTGGGCACAACAATGGCTCATGTTGTTAATCTTAGTTTATCTCAACAGTTAATTGCAGGTATAGATACCGGAGCTGCCCCTCATAATTTTGGCTATTCAAATTTGCATAAAGATGGAGAATATACAACACAGCAAACAGGAACTGCATTGTGGACTCCAGCTTCTGGTAAAAAATTTGTAGTTACGGATATTACAATAACAACTGGTGGTACAACGTCAGGAATTGTTACTTTATGGCAAGGAGCTGTTGCAGACACTACTTATACTGTTGGTACAGACCCTGCTGTATTCAGGGGAGAATTTGCCCCTTCTGCAAACTCAAAACCGGGCGTTGTAAAATCGTTTAATGTTCCTTATGTTTCAACCGCCGTCGACCATATATTAAGGATTACAACTTCTGCTGCAATGACTTTATACGTTCAATGTAATGGATATGAAATATAATATATATGATTACTCAAGAAATATTACTAGTGGAAAAGGTTGACAATGGGGATGGTACTACATCTATGATAGCTGAATTATCTGTTTATCGAAATGGAATATTTATCCATCACGATAGTAGAAGCCCATTTAATTTCCCTAGCGATATGACAGACCAAGAAATAATTGATTATCTATGGGACAATGAATATTTGAAGTATAAAATAGTTTAATGGCTGTATTTAACTTACACGGTGTAACACCTGTTCCTGCGGATAATGGAACAAACGCCACAACAACCATTACTATCACCCCCCCAGCATCTATGCTAGATGGTGATTTAGTGGTAGTATACTTACAGCAAAGGGGCACTGCTACATTCTCTGTAGGCGTGACTGGCGGTCAAACTTGGACTCCAATAGGAAGAAATGCTGTTACTGCGAACGTATCAATGGAAACTTATTGGGCTAGATTCAATGGTACATGGGCTGCTAACCCAAGGTTCGACTTTTCTGCTGGTACAAACACTTCAGCAGTAATGCTTGTCTTTAGGTCAGATGTACCTACAAATCAATGGGGTACAGAAAGTATACAGACAGTCAATGCTGCTGCTGCCGCCACTATTACTATAACTGGTGTCACTCCCGCAAACCCTGATAGTGTGACAGTTGGTAGTTGGATGACAGCAGATGATAACACATGGGGTACACTCACTGGTGCTGGCTGGAGCAAACTAGGTCTTACAGCTCAGTATAGGAACTTGGCAGGTAACGACCAGTCTTCTACATACGCATATTATTTACAATCTTTAGGTCCATCTGCTATACCCAATACTTCCCAGACACAGCTTACGCTTGGTAATGATGCTACAGCTTGGAGAAGAATAACATTTTATAATTTTGCTGCCTCAGCATTTACCCCATCTGACCCTATGGGTATGTTAGGAATATTTGGAATATAAAATATATGATACATCAATTTACAACCCCACTCGCAGTTCACACACCATATGGTGAAGGTGAAGCAATATTATTAATAGATTATTCTATTGATATTAGTACTGTATGGCTAATTAGATTAAATGATGGTTCCGTTGTCCATTGTATGTCTGAAGACATAAGGATATATGGTAACCCAATGTATGGTAAAGAATATGCTATAAATATACCTGATGGATGGATTAAATAATTAAATATTGTTTTAATGATAGTTCAAACTATACATGAAATAGTTAACCCATTTGATGTTGAAGTTAATAAGCTTGGCTATGGGGTAGCTATTTTCATGATAGCTGGTAGTATTCATTCTAATCCACAGTTTATAGTTCGTTTTTATAATACAGGAGAACTTAGAACTGTTGACCAAAATGATTTACTAGTTTACGGCAACCCTAGTGCTGGGGAATCCTTAACGCCACTTAAATCTAATGAAAAAGTTAGTAAAGGAAGCAGGTGGGGCATAGGCGCTGTAAGAAATACAGATTTTTTAAAAACAAAAAATCATGATAAATAGTAAGAAGAAATTACATAATGTTACACTGATTTGTATAGATTGTCAAAATTATAAAGGAGCTGTTGATGCCTTAAAAAAAAGTACAGAAGATTGTGAATTTTATTCTGTAAAATTATTAACAGACATTGACATAAAAGTAAAAGGAATAGATGTCGTAAAAATTGAATCAATAAAATCAAAAGAACAATATTCAGAATTTGTTGTAAAAAAATTAAATTCTTTTTTTGATACAGAATATGTTCTTGTTTGTCAGCATGATGGGTATGTCCTAGACGGGAATTGTTGGGACGATGAATTTATAAAGTATGATTATATAGGTGCTCCTTGGCTTTATATTGATGGCAAAAATGTTGGTAATGGTGGATTTTCCCTTCGTTCAAAAAAACTACAAAATGCATTAGCTGAAGATGATTTTATATCAGCAACTGACCCAGAAGACCAAGCTATAGGTAGGCTTTACCGAGATTACTTAATTAAAAAATACGATATTAAATTTGCCTCAGAAGAGGTTGCAGATAAATTTTCTTTTGAATTAAGGCAGCCAGCGCAACCCACATTTGGCTTTCATGGTAAATTCCATGAGCCTTATAAGTCAGTTGTGGTTTTGAAGAGAATGGGTGCAATGGGTGATGTAATACGACTAGAACCAGTTATGAGATATTTTCATGATACTGGTCATATGGTTGTATTACATACAACAAACAATTTTTATAATCTGTTTATAAATCATGACTATAAGATACATAATATTAATTTAGTTGATGGTAGATTGTTAAAAAATGCGAAACACTACGACTTAGATATGTCGTATGAAAATAACCCACAAGTTCCTCATCTAATATCATATTTCGAGGCTTGCGGAGTTTGCAAATATGATTACAAGAAATACCTAACTAAGCAAAAATTGTCATTAGGATTTCAGGTTAATCAGTATACAAAATTATTTAACAAATATGCCGTACTTCACATTGATGACAGACCTCAGCCAAGCAGAAATATTTATGGGGTTGATTGGCAAATAGTCGCTTATGAATTAAGGCGTAATGGATATGATGTAATACAGGTTGGATTTCAAAATAAAGAAATAATAGGGACTACATATATGAGGACAATAAATGAAAATTTGTTGTCTTATCTAGTTGCTGGCGCAGATATGTTCATAGGCGTGGATAGCGGTATAAGTCACATAGCAGCTGGTTTTAATGTTCCAAGCATGATATTTTTTGGAAATGTAAATCCTGATATTATTCATGTTGACCTTGATAATATTGTAGTTGTAACTAACCATAGTCAAGAAAGCCCTATTTGTGAAAAGCCATATTGCTGGCATTCAGTAGTTGGGTGTGCGGGTGTTACATGCTATATAAGTGAAACTAGTCCTCCTTGTTCAAGTTTCTCAACTAAACAAGTTATTAATTTCATAAAACTGATGAAATGATTTGGGATTGTTTTACATATAATGGGGAAGAGGATTTGCTTAAGATAAGGTGTGAAGAGTTGTCTGGTCTTGATGTTACACATATTTTAATAGAAAGCAATTACACATTTACAGGGAAATGGAAGTCACTTAGCTATAAGAATAAACTTCCATACAAGATAGAACATTTTGTGGCTAATCATTTACCCAATAATGGTAATGCTTGGGAAAATGAAAAGGAGCAGAGAAATCACATATTATTCGCATTAAATCAGCTAGGGGCTTCTGAAAATGATATTGTAATTATATCTGATGCAGATGAAATTATTAGACGTTCTACAATAGAAAACTACAATCCCATCAGTTCCCTTACAGCCCTTAAAATGGATACTTACAGATATTACTTCAATTGTCTTGAGGGGAAGCAGAACTGGGATATGGCTAGGGTGATGAATTTTTCTTACTTAAAAGATAAGACACCTGACTCCGTAAGGAATAGCGGATTTGAGAGAGTTATTCATGATGCTGGTTGGCATTTCAGTTATATGGGTGGTTATGATAAAATAATTGAGAAAATAGAATCTTTTTCTCATACTGAATTAAATACTGAAGAATTTAAATCAAAGATTAAATATAAGCAAGAAAGTTGCCAATCTTTGTTTGGCGATGATTTTTGGCAAATTGTTCAAGTTGACAACTCATTCCCTATTGAAGTATTGAAAAATATCACAGCATATCAAAAACATATAAAGTGAAACTAGCTGGTACAACATTTATTAGAAACGGAGAAACTTATGACTATTGTTATATGGAAACAATAGCTTGTTTATTGGAGTTTTGTGACCATGTGTTTGTTGTTGATGCGGGAAGTGATGATGGCACTTGCGAAAAAATAGAAGCCATTAATTCCCCCAATTTAACATTAATAAAGCGTTCTAAAGAAGAATGGGATTTGCAGAAGGGTAAAGGGAAGACAAAGCTTTGTTATTTTACGGATATGGCTCTTTATGCAGCACATGAAGCAGGCTATGATTACAGTTTTTATTTACAATGTGATGAGATATTGCATGAGCGTTCATATAATAGTGTTCGGGAAGCCATAAAATCAAATATTGCTGGATACTTGTGCAAAAGGATTAATCTATGGGATAGCCCATACACTCAATTGAAAGTTCCCCAAAATAGAATGCCTTGCTCACCTGAAGTAGTCAGGCTTACCCAAGCTGAATACCGTTCATATGGAGATGCTGAAAGTATTGCTGTCCCAATACTTGATAAAAACTGGGTTGAACAGATATGTATATACCATATGGGTTTTGTTAGGAAGCGGGAAGTGATGAAAGATAAGGTTATAAATATGCAGGAAAACGTATTTGAACTTGGCCATCACGACCCCAAGCTAGACTTGGATACCATATTTCAGCCTAAGTTTTGGTTTATCGAAGATGAGTTGGAACTTATTGAAGAGCCACTTCCCCAGATTATAAAAAAATGGGCCATAGAGCGTGTATATTGAAAAATATATTAATTTTGGGTATGGCAAAGATTAGAGTAAAGTCAGCTGCTTGGCAGCGTAAGGAGGGGAAAAATCCTGAAGGCGGTTTGAACGCTAAGGGGAGAGCCTCTTATAAAGCCGAGACGGGTGGAACTCTCAAAGCCCCAGTTAAGTCTGGAGACAATCCTCGGCGTGCTAGTTTTTTGGCTAGAATGGGAGGTATGCCCGGTCCTGAATATAAAGATGGTAAGCCTACAAGACTTTTACTATCTTTGAAGGCATGGGGAGCATCCTCTAAAGCTGATGCTAAATCTAAAGCTAAAAACATTTCAGAACGAAATAAAAATAAATAAGATGGAAAAAATGAAAAAAATAAAAGTAAAATTCAAAAGCCCAAAAGGGAATATGTATAGTGGTTATATGGGCGATGGGAATCAGATGAAAGATGAAGCTAGAAGTTTGAGAGCAGAAAATTTGCGCAAAGAAAATATGGGCTCTAAATTAATTGATGCTGCCCGTAAACTTCGTGCTAAAAATCTTAAAAAATAATAAAATGGCAATCGACCCACTGAAAAAGAAAAAACGTATTAAGGTAAAGGTTAAAGCGGGTCAAGAAGCTCCATCTATCCCTGTTGGATATGAAAAAGACCCTGCTAAAAGTAAGTCTGGCAAAGACATTTACGTTAAAAAAACAACTACCGTAACGGCTTCTGATGCTGGTGTTGGACGTGAGGCTACTGCTGCTGAAAAGAAGGCTATGGTTGAGGGAACTTTTTATAGCTCAAACAAGGCTCAATACCGTGATGGAGAATCTGTTAAAACAGATAAAAGCGAATTTATTGTTAAAAAGAAAGAGCCTAAATTTAAAGAAGATGGGCCATCTTTTACAGGTAAAGAAAAAAGAGAAGCTCGTAGAGCTGAGAGGCAAATGAGATGTGCGGGTAAAAAGTTTAGTGTTGGTTGTAAAGTTGGTTCTGGTAGAGTTAGTAAAGCACGTTATTAATAAATAGAGGTAGCTAGTTAAATCTAGCTACCTCTAATACCTAAAACAAAATAAATTTTTATGTCTGAACTTAAGTGGGTTCAAGGCAAGGTAATAATCAGCGTAGATTTAGAGAGTAAAAATAGTCACACGTTTTCTGACGGGACTAAAATACGCATTGAACGCCAATGGAATAATTTAAATAAAAGGGAAACTCATCCCGTAAATGCTACTGTAATAAGCGGTGATGGTATTAAGTCTGGTAGTCAGATATTAATTCATCCAAACATGACTCACGATACTTACAGGGTATTTGATTTCACACCATTATCTGGTGAAATTGAGGGAAGTGATATGAGATATTATTCTATACCTTCTGAACAATGTTACGCTTGGCTTGATGGTGATACTTGGAAGCCATTAAAGGGGTTTGATTTTGGATTGAGAGTTTTTATGCCATATGAAGGCAAGTTGTCCGGAATCGAGCCATCACTTATTAATGATGTTCTTTATGTTACAACAGGTGAATTTAATGGTAAGATAGTTCATACACTTAAGGCTTGTGATTATGAAATTATATTTCAGGGAACTAATGGTCAAGAAGATAGATTGATACGATTTAGGCATTTCCCTGACGAAGAAAATGAAAGGGAAGAGGTAATAGCTATAGATGATTATTTGACTGATAAGTTGAATAAAGGTGAATTGCTCGTAGGTTTAACTCCAACTAAAGCCAAAACAATATGAATGACGCTGTAAAAAGTATTATTGAAAAAGAAATTGAAGACTTGAGGTCTAGATTGAAATCATACGAAGAGAATGGTGCTGCTAAATTATTTTATTCATTACAAAGAAAGGCTAATGAAATGGCTGATTTGTTGAATGGTAATAGTTTGGCTAGGATAAATCTAGATGACCCAAAGGATAAAAGTTTTGATAGGATTTTTAAGATTTTAGAAAAAAGCCAAACGGTAAGTGAATCTATTAGAAGTTTAAGAGACGCTGCTGGTATCACTGGCAATGAAAAAGCTGACGTAGAAAAGAAACCATTTTTGGATAGAATAGCTGAAAAAAGAGATTAATATGGCAAAGGGGAGTAGTTCATCAACAAAAATAACCTTTGGCGCTAGAAAAGGCGGCAAACCTCGTAAAAGTCGAAATAAGCACGATAAAAAGGAACGTAACTATCGTGGGCAGGGCAGATAATTATGTCTGATTTTGATATTATATACGGCCACAAAATAAAGTTACCTCCATGTCCATCGGATGAGGAAGTAATTAATTATGGACTTCCGGAAGATGACCAGATGTGGGTTAGGGAAGAACTACCTTCATATTTTGAAAGAGTAGAATACAATAAGGCCGGAGACCTGATATTGACTGAAGCTCAAGAGGACTATGCGACTAGGGAATTGATGAGGTGTAAAAATGGAGTTTGGATTTTCATAAAAGGGAAGCCATACTACATAACCAAAAAGTACTATTTCTATTTACAGTGGTGGACACTTGAGGATGGCTCTAGGCCGGAATACAGGGATTGCGATAGAAGATATTTCATATACTTAGAGCATTGGGAAAATGTACTGTGGTGTCTTGGAATCATAAGAGGTAAAAAGCGACGTGAAGGTGCTTCTTCCCAAGCAACATCAAATCTTGTATACGACGCTATATTTTATAAGAACTCAAACTGCGGACTTATATCTAAGTCCAATGAAGACGGTAGAGCTACCTTTACTGAGATGGTTGCCTATGGCTATAGGCAGTTACCTGCTTTCTTGAAGCCTAAGCAGATGAATCGTGAAGATAGCGTTACTGAATTGGTTTTTGCCCAAAAATCTTCTAACGTAAAGGATGGAGTAGCTGCTACACAAAAAGATGATGAAGGTAATAGGTCTAAAATCAATTATCGAGCTCCAGTACTAAACGCATATGACCGTGGTCGTATGAGCAGGATATTATTGGATGAGTTTGGTAAGTTAGAAAAGGATGTCCCAGCTTCACAATTATTTGCTATCGTTTCAAAAACCCTTGTGAAAGGGGTAAAAAGGGTTGGATTTGTTGAAATGCCTTCTACGGTCAACAAGATGACTAAAGGTGGCTCTGAGTTTAAAATGCTGTGGGAGAATGCTGATTTAGGGAAAAGGACACCTACCGTAAACAGGCTTGTAAGATACTTTAGTCCAGCTTTCGATGGATATGAAGGTTTTATCGATAAGTATGGTTTTAGTGTCATGGATTCCCCCACAGAAGAACAGGCACAATATCTAATTGAAAAGTGGGTTAGAAAAGATGAGGATGGGAACACAATAAGTGAACTTTCAGAAGAAGACATTAGGCTTGGAGCAAGAGCTTACATTCAGAAAAGAAGGGAGGGGCGGAAGGGTGATGACTTAGAGGAAGAGATTCGTATGAATCCATGCAACGAGGTTGAGCTGTTTATGTCAGCTAATGCGGATTGCATTTTTAATGTTATGAAGATTAATGAAAGAGTTGAATATCTTAAAAATAATAACATATATAAGCGTAAGTTATTGTTTTACAGGGATATAGACCAAAAGGTTAAGTGGAGAGATGCGAAAGAAACTGAAGAAAATTTTTGTTGGGAATTTGTGGGGGATTTGAATTTAAGGGGAGAAGATAACAAGTCATATTGGGATGGGCCATTTAAAAAACCATCTAGAACTGATATAGGAGTTATCGGATTGGATAGCTATTCAAATAGTCAGGGCGGTAAAAAGTACGGCTCAAAAGCATCTGCTTGGGTTTACTTAAAATATGATTTGAAAGACCCTGTAAACACTGGGCTATTTACAGGCCATTTATATGGCAGACCTATAGAGAAGGATGACCTGCATAATCAGGTAATGCTTTGCGCAGAATATTTGGGATACCAGATTTACATAGAATTTGTGGCTGATGATTACTATTCTTATTATAAGGATAGAGGTAGATTGGGATACCTAGCAAAATTTCCCTTAAATGCCATTGACCCTAACAGGCGAAAAACAGGTTCATTTGATAGGCACTACGGCTTCCCTGTAACTGATTTTGCTATGACTAAGCAGAATGATGCCATGATTAGTTATGTGGAACACTATTGCGATAAAATATATTGGATTGAACTTTTGGAAGATTTAAAGGTCTATGACCCTTCAAAGCGTACCCCAAGTGACCGTACTGTAAGTGCTATGATTGCGCTGGTCGGAGGCTTAGAGCCAGTATACAAACCACCTCCCCCAAGAGAACCACTTGTAAAGGTTTATCCACGATAAAAAAAATTTTTTGATAAAAAAACTTATATTTGTTCTGGAATAGTGGGTTAATTTTTATTAAAAAATTGTAGATGCAGCAGAATTCTGCACAAATACTAAAGGATTTCCAGCTCAACAATTTATCTATTAAAGATAAATCTGACTGGGATTACGGCAAGCAACTTGCTCAATATATTAATACTACAATAACTGGAGGTATATCTAGTTATTTCTGGGTTCGAAATGCTCGTTGGCGTACTAATCGTGGTTACGCTAATGGTCGTGTGCCTATGAGCAAATTCCAAGATTTGCTTGAATTCAATGGCAAGATAAACTATATAAATATTAATTGGCAGTCAATCAATGTCGTTAATCGTGTTGTATCTGGTTTGGTTGGTCGTTGGATGAGTAGAAGCGAAAAGATTAGAGTTACTGCCATAGATTCCCTATCAGTAAAACAGAAGAAAGACCAATTAGATGAGATTGAGTTCATGGTTAGTAATAGGGAAGAGCTAGAGCAATTGGAGGCTGAAGCTGGTATTCAGATTATCCCAAAGCATGAGCAACTCCCGGCTGACAAAGAAGAACTTTTGATTTGGAAAGAGCAGTTCCAGCGTTTGCCTGAAGAAATAGAGTATGAAATGTCTTGCAATGACATTCTTGCTGCTAATGGATTTTTTGATGTCATGAAGGAAAAAATGCTTCATGATTCTGCTACTACAGGTTTTGTTGGTACTTATACTTATATGGATGACCAAGGGGTCGTTCACGTTGAACTGTTGAAGCCAGAGAACTGCTTTTATTCTTATTCTAACTATAATGATTTCCGGGATACCACTTGGCGTGGAGTAATCCGTACCCTAAAAATTAGTGAAATACGTCGTAGATATGGTAAGGAGTTTGGCGGTAAGTTAACTGAAGAAGAAATCTGGAAAATTGCTCAGTTTGCTAAAGAATTCCAATTGTATGATAATATTACTTGGCTTACTGAGTGGAATGTAACTTTCCTTCGTCCTTATGATGAATGGAATATTGATATTTTGGAATTTGAGCTCAAGACTGTAGATAGCGAACCATATACCGTAGTTACTACAAAGAAGAATAAGAGCACCATTGTAAAGAAGGGAAGACCTGAAAAGGTTGCAGAAAATGAGGAAGTTATCGCTGATACTCATTGGAATATATATCGTGGAGTATTTTGTCGCCAACTTAATCTGATGCTTGATTGGGGTATCAAGAAAAATATGATTCGCCCCGAAGACCCTAAAGAGGTAGGTAATGCAGAGTTCTCATATAGTTTCTATATGGTTCAGAACTATGACATGACTTCCCTCGCTATCCCAGAAAAGATTCAAGAGCCAGTTGACCAAATGATTATTGCTCGTCTAAAGATGCAGCAATTGGTGGCTAAAATGCGCCCAGTGGGTTCTCTCATTAACTGGGACGCTCTTCAAAATATTGATTACGGATTGGGAGATGGTAATAAAGCAATTGACGTAAAGAAATTGTACGACCAAACGGGTGACCTTTATTATCGAGGCAAAGACGCTGAAGGGAACCCAGTACCTGTACCTGTAACAGAATTGGCTAATTCAGGGTTCCTGAGTCAGCTTCAGGGTCTTATTTTGCTTTATGACAAGCACTATTCAATCCTTAAAGATGAATTAGGGGAAGACCCGAACTTGATTTCCCAAGCCATCCAGCCACGAGTTGCTGTATCTAATATCGATACTGCTCAGCAAGCTGCTCAGTTTGCTACTGACTATTTCTATTGGGCATATACAAACTGTATCGCTGAAACTGCTAAGAAGATTTCATGCCTTCTTAAGAATTCAGTTAAGTATGGTGCTGATGCATATCGTGGTATGAATAAGCAAAAGCTTGCAGGTAAGATGTTTTCGACTAGAATTCAACTTCTACCTGACCAAGGGGAACTTATGCGCTTTGAGGCTTTGCTTAACCAAACTCTGGCAACTAACCCAGATTTTGTTATGTATGTAGACCCATTCCAAATTATGCGTGTAGCTAAGGAAGATGTTAAATTAGCAGAAGCTTTATTCCGTCGTGCCCAGAAGAAAATGATTGTTACTCAGCAGGAGATGGCTATGCAAAATCAGCAAATAACCTTCCAAGGTCAAATGCAAGCTGCTCAAGCTGCTGAAGAGGCAAAACGTCAAACGAAAGAATTGGAGGGCCAGATTGATATCAAGCGAGCTCAAATGACAGCAGAAGCACAGAATCGTACTAGCGTATTGCAAATGGCTACGGCTTTGTATTTAAAGATGCAAGAAACTGGACAACCAATTCCCGCAGAACTGCAACCACTTATCCAAGCAGTTATGGAGAATGTAGGTCTGGCTGCTGTGGTTTCAACAGATGAGCAAAAGCAAATGATTGCAGCTCAAATGCAAGCAGCACAACAACAGGCGATGATGGAACAGCAAGCTATGCAAGAGCAAGGTCAAATTCCTGAAGGGGAAATGCCACCACAAGAAGAAGCTCCACTTCCCGAAGAACAAGAAATTCCCCAGCAACAATAAAAAATCTTAAATTTGTATAAAATATATTATAATGCCAACAATTAATTTCACAAATCAGGTTGCATCACAAGCTTTACGTGGTCAAAATGTTGTTGTTTCTTTGGATGCAACAGAATCTGCTGATTTATCTCAACTTGAAGTAGGGATGGAGTGCCAAGAAGATGTATTTTCTACTATTGGATATATATCAAGTATTGATTTATATGGACATTCTTTCGAAGTAGCTCCTGCTCAGCCAGATTTTGTTTTTGGAGGGGAAGGGTATTTGCCTGCTACTGCAATCATTGACGTAACAATTTAAATTATAAAAAATGTCAGTTCAAATTGTTTTAGATGTAACTAATGAATATACTACTGGTTCTGAATCTGGAACTGCTCGTTTAGCCAAATTAGACATTGGTGGATTTGATTATGCAGTTGTTCAGGTTGTCAGCCCTACCGCAGCCGTATCATTTACGAATACAAATGATTCTGGAGATATCCAAGGAGTGTCTGACGGTAGTGCTGTTTCGGCTACAAATGCAGTTACTGTTCAAGGAACAAATCTAGCAAACGGTAGTGCGGTATCTTCTTTAGCAGCTAGCGGTCTTGTACGGTTTCAGTCTATTGGTCGATATTTATTTATAGATGGTACTGCGACTAGTGCAGATATTACTAAACTTCTTGTTCGTCTTTATAAAATTCATTGATAATGATATCTGTAACCAGCATACTTTCTTACCAAGCTCTTAGGGGTCAATCCGTAAGAGTTTATTTGAGTAACTCAGATTCCTCTATTCTGGGTTCATTGTATGTAGGACAGATTATAGAGATTAATTCAACGAATGTTTTAGGTTATATTGTAAGCGTAGATGAATACGGGAGAAGTTTCTTGATTTCCCCAATACAACCTAATTTTACATTAGAATCTGCCGGGACTCCCGGATATTTTGATGCTGGGGAAATTGTATATATTGATGGACAATTAAACTTGCTTTTGCAGGAAGATGATTATGCTCTTCTTCAAGAAGATGGGGGAGCAATTTTACTAGAAAATTAAAAAATAATGGCTGATAAATCAATATCCCAACTCATTAGTGCTTCCACTCCTCTCGCAGGGTCTGAAGAATTGGCGATTGTACAGAGTGGAAGTACAGTGAAAGCAACAGCTCAGGACATTGCTGACTTGGCTGCTGGCATTCCTTACAAAAGTTATGTAGCAATAGTTAACCAATCTGGTACAAATAACCCTACGGTTTCAGTTCTTGAAAATACTATTGGTACTATGACTGTAACAAGAAATGCCGTAGGAGTTTATTATTTTGCATCTTCTGGATTTGGTGGATTTGCTGGGAATAATAAAGTTGTTGTTTTAATTACAAATGGGCAAAGCACAACAGGTTTGTATCAAGGACAATATGTTCCTCCTATTGGAACAGTTACAGTTACTTCTCTTAATACATCAAATTCTGCTACTGACGGATTACTTAGTAATGCAACTATTGAAATTCGCTTATACCCCTAAAACCTAAATAAATGAAAGAGATGATTAAACGTGCAGATGGTTCTTACTCGCAAAGAGGTCTTTGGGATAATATCCGTGCGAATAAGGGAAGTGGTAAAGAACCTACCAAAGAAATGTTGAAGCAGGAGAAAAAAATTAAATTAAAGGTTAAAAAGAAAAACTAATTTTATGAAAATAAAATTAAAAGTAAAAAAGCAATCAGAAATTGGTAATGATAAAGGTGCTTTGAGAGCGGCAAAGCAAGGAGCCAAAGCGCAAGTAAAGTCTGAATTTAAGGCCAAGGTAGCTGAGGCAAAATCTGATATGCCTAAAAAAGAAGCTAAAATGGTTATCGGGAAAGAGCGTAAAAACTATATGGCTGCTAAGAAAGAAATTAGAAAATACACAGATTACTAAAAAAAATAAAATGGCTACTGTTTTTAAAGTTCGGGAAGATATGGCTAAGTCTAAAATGACTCCAGAGGATATTCAGTCTAAACTTTTTTATTTGTCTGATGCAGCTCACAAGCTACATTTAGATACAAAATCTTATGCTGAGCATAAAGCTTTAGGTAAACTGTATGAAGGTCTTATTGGATTTCGTGATGAAATTTCTGAAAAGCTGATGGGGTATATGAATGGGAAGCGCATTGGAGGGTTTTCTGTTGGTAAACTTCCTGAATATTCTGCTGGGGAATCAATGAAATTAGCTGATGAGGTTGTTGACTTCGCTAAAGATTTGTGTGATTATGCAGCTGCTAACAAATTTATTGATTTGGAAAACGTAGGTCAAAGCTTAAGTGGCCTTGGAGCTCAAACCAAATATCTTCTCACTCTTAAGTAATTTATTTCTAACCTAAAATATAATCATGTCTGAAACAACACAAAATTTGCAGCAAGAATCAACAGAACAGGTACAACAGCCATCTGCTGAGCAAAGTCAACAGCCATCATTTAATCCTTTTTCTGATAGCAGTTGGGTGACCCCATCTGAAGATGGTAATATCAACTTTGCTTCTGAGGCCACCTCTTCCCAGCAACCTACATCAACAGAAGAAGAATACGAAGAAGAAATCGTAGAACCTTCTGAATGGCTTAAGCGTGAATTTAATTGGGAAAGTGTTGACGCTGCAAAACAAGAACTTGAGGAGCTTCGGAAACTTAAAGAATCTAGTGTAGAAAGTGAAGTAGAGTTTGAAAATGAAGAAAGTTTAAATCTTTTCCGTTTATTTAAAGAAGGTAAACAGGATGAGGTATATAGTTATTTAGAGACTCGTCGTAAACTTAATAGTTTGATTGACGGGGAATTGAATAGAGATTCTGCTGTTGAAATCGTAAAGATGAACATGCGGAATAGCTATCCTGATTTAACCAAAGAAGAAATTGAGTTTCAGTTTAATCGAAACTTTGGTGTTCCCGCAAAACCAGTCCAAAAAGATATCGAGACTGACGAGGAGTATCAAGAGCGTTTGGATACTTGGCAAAATCAAGTAAAAGAAGCTGAAACAGAACTAATGATTGAAGCAAAGCTGGCTAAACCAGATTTGCAGAAATATCGTAATGAGCTAGTTTTTCCAGAAATAGAAGATGGTCGCAGTTCTTATGAGCCAACCCAAGAAGAATTGGAGGCTCAGTCGAAACTTGTAGACTATTTCAAAAACTCTGCTAATGATGCTCTTTCATCTTTTGATGGGTTTAGCGTTTCGGTTAAAGACGAAGAAGTCGACATACCGTTGTCTTACGCTATCTCCCAAGAAGAGAAAGGTGTTGTTGCACAGCAACTTGAACGGTTTGCTGATTCAGGATTTGATGCAAATGTAATCTTGGCTGAAAGGTGGTTGACGCAAGACGGAAACATCAACACAAATCAAATTGTAAAAGATTTGGCTTTGTTGTTAAGTGAGGGGAAGATGAGTCAGAAGTTTGTGAACGAGGCTGCTTCAAAGCGTCTCGCTGAACACATTCGTCGGACTAGTAACATTAATGTTACTTCCCGAACCCCACAGAATACCTTCAGCCCAGAATCCAAATCTGACAGGGATAAGCAAATTGAATATATCTGGAAGAATAGTTGATATATATTCAATAACAATTAAAATTTAACAAAATGGCTGGTATTCCTACGTCGAATATACTCCAACCGGGTAATATAAGTCTCTCCGGCGGTATAACTAGACAACTCGTGTCGGACCTACAACTCCTGACACCTCAGTATTACAAGAACTATGTTGAAAAATATGGTTCTGAAGATTTCACTTGGTGGCTCGCTACCTACGCTGGTATGGAAGAAGTTAAAAACCGTGACTTCTTTTGGTTTGAAAACCGTGGTAAACTTATCACTGGTATTCAGGCTGCTGCCAACGTATCTGGCGCTACAGCAGGTGCTACTATCACCGTAACTTTGGCTGCTGCTTATCACTACAACAGTGGTACTCAAGCTCCTTTGCGTCCGGGTGAAACTGTTCGTGTAGCCTCTACCAACGTAGAAGGTCAAATTTTGGCCATCACTGGTACTACACCGAGCGCCTTCACTTTCACAGTTCGCCCTAAAATCTCTACTCAGTCTTTGTCATCTGCTGGTGCAACTAATCAGCTCCTTGCTACTGATGTATTGATTTTTGGTGGTATCATGGATGCTGGTGAAGCTTCTACTTCTAATCAACCAATGATTCAGTTGGATGAGAAGTACACTAACACCATCACTGAAATGCGTGAAACTTTCACAGCAACTGACCTCGCTGAGATGACCGAAGTGTATTACACTGGTGGTTTCTCTGGTGATGTTCCTGCTGGTGGTGCACAAGCTGGTACTTCCCTCTTCACACTGAAAGGGCTGGTAAAATCTAACGTACGTTTCAAAGATGACGTTGAGATGAAGCTGATGCGCGGTAATATCGTAAATAACAGTGGTCTGTCTACTTCAACTTCAGTAGGTTCTGAGGGTATCATCCCTAAGGTACTGGCTGATGGTGAAACAGTAGGTTATACTGCTGGTAACCTCGATATCGCCAAAATCCACGAAATCACCCGTATCATGGATGTGAACGGTTGTACTAGTGAGAACATGTGGCTGCAAGACATCTATCAGAACCAAAACTTCTCTGATGGTCTGTTTGCTGCATACCCTGCTGGTGCTTGGGTTTGGGGAAGTAACGAAAAATCTGAAGAGGCTGCAATCAGCTATGGTTGCAAATCTATCGCTATCGATGGATACCACTTCAAGGTTAAGAAGTATCGTCCTTTCAACTCTGAGTATCTGACTGGTGTTACTCCTACGAATGACTTCTTCCGTAACTTCGGTATGATTTGCCCTCAGGGTGAAACTCGCGATGCCAAGGATGCAAGCAAAACGTACAAGAACATCTCCATCATGTACCAGCAACCTCCCAAAGGTGGTACTATCGGAAACGGTATTCGTGTATGGCAATGGGGTGGTGGTTCTCAGAATCCCACAACCGGAACCATGAACGATAACGTGGAAATGATTACTTATCGTGGAAGCCGCGTTGTTGCTGCTAACCAGTTTGTAATCGTACAAGCTTCCTAATATTTAGGAACAAACTAGGGGGCGGTGAAATATCCGCCCCCATTTTTAAATCACACCGCCCATACAAATGGGGTCATTAGTTACTTAAATGGTATAAAAATTAATTAAAATGGCAAAATTGTCAGATGTCCAGTTTTCACTGGGCGGAGAGCCCCAAAATAGTGGGCCATCAGAAGGAGAGAAAATAGTTATCAATGAAATTCGGGAAGTCACGCCTACTGGTGTGAAATTTCACATTTTTAAGCTTGTATCTAATACAAGAAAAGGTGGAGTACACGTTCCGGGAATTGATGACGTAATCAATCCTAAAACAGGAAAGATGGAACGGATTCGTTTGCTTACTGGTGTTGACACTATTTGGCTTAAAGAGCAAAAAGATGTCACTGCTGATTATGCAAAAATGAATCAAAGAAATTTGAGCTTTGTTCGTGGTACTAAGATTTTACGAATTCCCGACTACGACAATACAGCTCTTGAATTTGCTCGGTTGACTCGACACAATATCGGAAGCCCTGCAAATAAAACAGGAAGTCATTTTGAATTCTATGAGTACAATCCAGAACGAGAACAACAAGAGTTGCTGCGTAAGGAGGAACTTGAGATAAAAATGGCTATCTTAGCACAAGGAATGCAAGCGGAAAAAATGAAAAAACATGCTGCATTCTTAGGAATCCGACTCATTGATGACCTCGGGTTGCCGAAGTCGGAAGAAGGTTTGCGTAGAGAATATATGATTTACGCAAAACGGAATCCAGATTATTTTGGGAAAACGGTAGAATCTAAAGAAGTAGAGTTGGCATGGTTAGTGAAACGAGCTATTTTGGATTCTAAGCTTGAGATTGGACGGGAAGCTGGTAAAGTTTATTGGGCAAATGGCGGCGGTTTTATCGCAGCAATTCCCCGAAATGAAAACGTAGAAAGCTACCTAGTTAATCTCGCGCTTACAAATACCGAAGAAGGGCGTGAATTTAAAGATAGATTAACGAAAGTAACATCTTAACAATGGCATACACGGTTGATGACGTATATCAAATAGTTACTTATAGTGTAGGGAAGAACCTTCAGCAAGGGTACGTTTCTCCTGCTGACTTCAACCTTGTCATCAATCAGGCTCAAAAGAGCTATGCTTCCTACTTGTTAGGGAACTTTCAACAATATCAACCGGGAAGACCCCAAGCTAGGGTTGAATTTGGGCAGAACACGGTAGTACGTCAGCGCTTGACTCCAATTATTTATGGATATAATTTAAGTGTTGATTCTTCCGGGTTCTCCCCATACCCCGGTGATTATTTACAACAAGATGCTATGTGGAGCTTCTACGGATATAATAGAGTCCGGGAAGTGCAGCAACAATATTTTTATTCTATTTACAACTCTGTTATTGACCCAGTTGGTGGTTGGCCAGTATATATGCTTGAATATGATGGATTTCGGTTCTTCCCTAATAACATAGGAGCAGCCAAGCTATCATACGTTAGAAACCCTCCAGATATGATTTGGGGGTATACATTGAACGTGAACGGAATCCCCGTCTACAATCCTGCGTCTAGTACACAACCAGTGTGGGATGATGCTTCAATCCTTGAAATTATTGTGCGGGCTCTTCGTATAATTGGAGTAAATTTGCAATACAATGATGTTAATGCCTACGCAAACGAAATAAAGCAAATAGGACAGTAAAATGGCTAACCAGATACAGGCTACGGTATATCAAATTGATGGAAGCCCATTAAACTCTCCAATACAAATGTCGTTTTTGACAAGCGACATAATGATTAAAGAGGCATCGGTTAGCACTAATAATAGTATTAATTCTGCAATATTTTATTACCCAAATACAAGTAATAAATTACAAGACCAAGTTTTTTATGCGTCTGAAACGCTGACTCAACTTCGTAATGCATCAAATGTTGGTACTACTTCTCAAGTCCAAGCAACTGTTCTTCAAATTAATGAAGACCCTCAAATTCCCGGAGGTGTACAATATACTTTCCCAGTTGATAATATCGCTATTTGGGAAAATGTAAATTCAAATATTGGCGTTAATTCCCTCATCCAATATAAGAATAAATATTATGGTGTAGCTGAAACAGAAGCAGTTCTGGTTACAGCTTCAAATGTTGTCATCCCAGCAGTAACAGGATTATTTGCTCAAACAGGAAATAGTACAGTTATTTCTGGAACAACAGTTGAAACAACCCTTATAAATGGAGGTGTAGGAACTTTAAGTGTCCCAGCCAATGCATTTGCTGTTGGTGACAGTTTTAGAGTAGTTATGGGTGGCGCAATGAGCGCTGCAAATAATCAAACAATAAGATTTAAAGTAAAATCTGGTTCTGTTGTTTTTATTGATAGCGGTGCGCAACCTTTAACAAGCAGCATAACAAATGATATTTGGGAGCTTAATGTAGATTTTACTGTTAGGCAAGTTGGTGCTGCTGGAGTTGCATCTATTGTTACTATAGCAAAATTTGCGTATACCAAACAGAATAATAACACTGTACAAGGGTTCGGAATTAATGCTATCAATAACACAACATTTGATACTACCATAAATAATGCATTGGATATTACTGTTGAATGGGGAAGTAATAATGCTGGTAATAGTATTTACAGCGATATTTTTATATTAAATAAAACATATTAAAATGGCTAATCTAATTCAAGCGACAGTATATCAGATTGACGGGTCACCACTTCCCGCAGCAGCAACATTGGATTTCCAAACAAGTAATTTGGTTATCCGGGAAGCGACAGTACCCACTATTGCAGCTGTACAATCTGCTATTTCATATTACAATGTGCCCAATAATAGTCTTAGCGTACAGACATTCTTTGTAAGCGAAACTATTGCTACGCTTGTGGCAGATGCTAATAATGCGGGAACTACTCAAACACAAGTAACCGTACTTACAATTAACGAAGACCCACAAGTTCCCGGAGGAGTACAATATAGTTTCCCATCAAATGAAATTTTGGTCGGGGAATTCACGGATGCTTCAATCGGCGTTCAAGCGTATGTTCAGTTTAAGAATGTAAAATATTACACCCAAGAAAACGAAGCAGCTATCTTGGCTGCAAGTAATAATACTGGCGTAGCGGCAGGTACTAACCCCACTTCCCTCTTCATACCATACAATAACGGCGGAATCTTTGGAGATAGCTACTTTGAAAACGATACTCTGAATAGTACACTTAAATCTGTATATAGTGCAAATGATGTAGGATTAAAGCTAGATTTTGCAGCAAATACATTTTCATTTGGTGATTTAGACTATATCAATAATGGTGCATACATATTAATTGATGACCAAAATAGATTTATTGAAATAAATGGAGGGGGAAATTCTAATAACACCGCACTATTTGTAGAAGATATTACTTCTAAAATAAGAACATCATATACCAATACAGATTATGGAATAGAACTTGATTTTGCAAATAGAAATTTTACCCTTGGTGATTATGCAGGTAATTTTAACGAAACTAGATTTATTGTTGATGATACAAATACTATTGTAAAAACAACATTTCAAAATAACGACATAGGATTACAGCTGGATTTTGCGAACAATGTATATAAATTTGGTGATTATACTAACGTAGGTGGAAGTGCTTCTAATTTGTTAATACTTGGTTCAGAAGTAGCAGTGGAAACAGTATTATATGGTATAAGTGGATTTAAGGCTGATGGAACACTGGCAAGTGCTTGGTTAGGAGATTTTAACGGTAACGCTAATAATACATTTTTGATATTGGATGATGTTCTTCAGCGTTTAGAACTTTCTGGAAATCTAGAAGCGTCAACAGCTGGTGCTAGTTCTGGTAAATTCTTGAAGATTACAATTGGTGGAGTAGATTACAAAATAGCCCTTCTGAATAACTAATAAAACCTAAAACCAATATGGAAAAACAACAAGCCTTAACAATTTTGAAACAAGTGATTGACCAAGCTATTCAATCTGGGGTGTTTAAGAATGCTGAGAGTGTAGGAGCGGTAATACAAGCATTTCAGGTTGTTGTTAATGAGCTGGGAAGTGATGGGTCTATAAAAAAATCATAAAATGACCAGAGCAGAATTCATAGAGCGGACTCTTCGCCAGATTTATGGCGGTTATGTATCGGAGGATTCTTCGATTACACCCATGCTTGTAAACTCATGGCTAAACGATGCTATTGCTCTTGCTGCAAAAACAAACTATACTGACAACCTTAAGTTGGATGGTATTGGTTATGTAAATAATTCTTTTTATACGACATTTAAGGGAATTGCTCCCACTTTAGACGAAACAAATCTTTGGAAATTGCAGCTTCCTCAGATTCCTGTGGGAATTGGAGCCAATGAGGGAATTAATACCATTGTGTTTAAAGACGGAAACGGAACAATTAGTTTTCCATTAATTCCCCTGACTGCAAACCAAAAAACATATTTCCGCTCTATGCGTCCTATCCCAAATAAGACGCTTTATTATAATGAGGGGGAATTTGTGTATGTCGTTACTTCCCTAGCATTAAACAACTACACTGCAAGCGTTACAATGGTCAGCGGAGGAGATTCATCAAACCTGAACAGCACCTTAAACGTGCCTTCAGATTATTGGCCAACTATGGTTGCATATGTGCAGCAACAGCTAAATATTATGAAATCTACTCCAAAAGATTTGAGTAACGATGGTCAAGATTTATCTGTAAACTAAAATTTAAGTATATGTTTTCATGGGGAATTATCACAGGAATGGCTATTACCCTTCTCTTTGCAGAAATCGGTAAGGCTGGTCTTACATGGTTTAAACAAAAATTTTTTAAATGAAACCAATACGTTCAAACGTACTTGTAAAACCATTTCCCCCATCAGAGATTTCTGAAGGGGGAATTTTCGTACCTTTATCAGTAAGAAAGGAAAACAATCGGGTTACAATTATCTCTGTGGGAAATGGTACTAAAGACCGTCCCATGCAGTTTAAGCCCGGTCAAGTTGCTTATAGGGTTAAATCATGGGGCACTCCTGTTGAAATAAATGGAGAAATGCATTATTTAATGGATGACTCTGCAATTTTAGCTACAGAATAACTAAATGTGCGACCAAGTCTTTCTATTTATTATATGATAAATATTGGAAATACTAGTACAAAACATGATTGCCAATTTAGAATATGATTTAATGCTTGGATATAATTCCCTTATTTCCAATACTTGCATTTTGTTTAGTTTGGCAAAATTAGATTTTTCTCCTTTTGATGCTTTTCTTAATCCGGTTTTAAATGCATGTAATGTATTTTCCTTAATAGTACACCATTCTAAATTTTCAACCATATTATCAATTTTTATTCCATTTTTGTGGTTGACGTATGGTTTATTTTCTTTTTTTTCTAAAAAATTTGATGCTACTAATCTGTGCACTGCAATAGACCGTTCTATTCCATCAAATCCGGTCAAATCTGCTCTAATGTATCCATTTTTTGTTGGCTTTGGATTTAACCATCTATTTTTTTTAATACTAAAAATTTTGCCTAAAGAGGATATTTTATACAATCCTTCATACCCTGATAAATCTTTTATCAATTCTTCCATAATAATTAGTAAATTGCCTCTAAATTTAAAGGGTTGTGGTAGAAACCCTAAAAATAAAGAGGCAACAATAAATTTATTTTGCCATCCTACCACAAATGGCGGTACAAATATAATGTATTAAAATGGCTCTTCAAAATAGACAATGGATTTCTCTTGATGATGCTATAACGTCGTATTTAGACGAATCGGAACAGTCTAATTCAAAGTATTTTAAGCTTTGGAATTTGGCTTTTCGAGCAATGACGGAATTAGGATTGGACTTCTTCTATTCTGTTAAATCGGTAAAGCTGCCTGTAAATCCAAACCTTACAGTAACACTTCCCGAAGATTATCTTAATTATACAAAGGTGGGAGTTCTTGATAACCAAGGACAAATAATTCCCCTAGACGTAAATAATAACCTAACAGTAGCCTTTGACCTACAACCTACTCGTCTATCCCAAGTAGTAGACCCAACCATTATGACGGCCTATAGCCCTCAGGGAATTGTTTGGTGGAACTACTGGAATGGATACGGACTGAGCAATCTCTATGGTTTGCCCTCAGGTTCCCCATTTGTAGGACAATTTAAGATTGATGCGGGAAATGGTGTAATCGTTCTTGATATCAACTTCAACTTCGAATATATCATGCTCGAGTATGTTGCATCTCCTATGGCCGGAGGGGAATACTTCGTTCCCATTCAGTTTAAGGAGGCTTTAATCGCTTATTTGCGCTGGAAGGATATCATTTCCCTCCCTACATCAAGAAAAGGCTCCCTAGGTGATAAACGTGACCGTAGAAACGACTACTACAATGAACGTCGCTTGGCTATCGCTCGCTACGATGCAGTTAACCTGACTGACTTGTACGAATGGAATCTCAAAAATCAGCGGATGACCGTAAAAGGATAAAATACAAAAAAGGATTACAATTCCAGAAAACACAAAAAATACAAATCTGGAATCAATGAATTGTAAATAAAATTAAAATATGTCACTTTCCGCAATACTTGGTCCGGGTTTGGTTTCGATATACGGTGCGGGAAGTCCTGCCAGCACTACTACAGGGATGATTGTACCAAACGGTAGCTTTTTATTTGGTATTGTTGACCAGACTTGGAACGGGTTGCCGGGAAATGTTTCTGTAGGTCAATCTATTCTTTTCCAAGAAAGCGATGTTTTTGCCAGATTAGTATATACTAACCAAACATATACTTTAATTCAAGAAGATAAAGTAATTTTGATAGAAGTTACCCCGCCATGATAGAAACTAAACGATTTTCTGGAGTTTTAAATACGGATGATAATCCGGAAAACGTCGCTGGCCCACAGCACATTGACGCAAAGAATGTTCGTTTTTATGGTGGCCAAAATGGACTTACTGCTGAAAATATTAAGGGTAATTACTTAATTAATAATGCTAATTTACCAGCTGGAAGTAACGAATGTATAGGTTCTTTTTTTGATTCAGTTAAACAAAGAATAATTTGGTTTAACTGGAACAGCAACGGGGATAATGGTATTTATTCTTTGGATTTAGCTACAGATGTTGTTTCAAAGATTTTTCTTTGCGGCACTGATTCTGCTACTGATATACTTAACTTTTCCCCTGATTACCCTGTACATTCTTGCAATTTAGTTTATAGAACGGTTGGGGATGGTGACCTTTTGTATTGGACTGACGGATATAATCGTCCTCGGTATATTAATATTGATACCGTTTCTTCCCTTGCACCATTTACAGAAGATATGATTAATGCGGCCAAGAATGCGCCACTTGAGCCACCAGCTACAGACTATCAATCTAATAGCGCCGTAAATGTAAATAATTTACGAAGAAAATTATTTAGAGCTTGCTATCGATGGGTATATAAGAACGGAGAAAAGTCCACCTTTTCCCCCATATCTAAAATGCCACTTCCCACAATTGGTTATGACCCAAATTCAAGCAACAATCCAACTATAGACAATAATGTAAAAATTGATGTTGTAGCGGGGGGAGATGACTATCAAGCTATAGAAATTGCTGGACAGTTTAATATTGGCAATACATGGAGTGATTTCTTTTTAATTGATAAACTAGATAGAACTGAGTATAATATTGCTCCTAACGCAACATACAGCTATTACTTCTTTAATGATGGTGCATATACTCAAATAGACCCTCAGGAAACAGACTTGTATTTTAGTTGGTTGCCAAATAAATCCAACACTCTTGAGCTTTTAAATGGAAATGTTATTGTTTACGGAGGAATTACTGATGGATATAATACATTGCAAAGAAGTGAGGTTGATGTAACAGTAACTGTTGGGACTGGTAATCCCAATACTCCTACTATTAGTTTTGCATATGCCGGAGCGAATGTTTTCAATGTGCAAATTGGCGCAATCATTCCAGTTGTTCCTCCATTCGCAACATTTAATATTCAATTCACATATAACTCAACACTTCCCGGAGACGCATCGCCTAAGAATATAAACTATACTACAACCTTTGGGCAAAGTCAAGATAGTGTAGCTAATGCGATAGCTTTGGCTGTAAGCGGTAACAATATTACGGGTACAAATTTGGGAAGTGGTCTTATAAGAATAAATGTTACTGGATTCCCACCGGGAAGTACAATTACAAATGTTTCAGTATCTGTGAGTTTAGCTGGTACTGCTGTTGCTGATTCTTCTTGGAAATGGAGTTGTCCGGGGAGACTTGGTTTGGTTTATTTTGATGAAAGAGGAAAGACAAATGGCGTTATTTCTTATGTATCCGAAGGTGCATTGGATACTACAGATTTTGCATTCAATACTCCAGATTTTGTAATGAATGGGAATATTCCACAAGTCCCAATTGTATCTGCATCAATTAATCATACTCCCCCTACTTGGGCAACCAGTTTCCAGTGGGTAAGGGCTAATCTTATACCAACAAGCTTTTTGTACTGGGTCACCTGCGACTATAAGACAGATGCAGATTATTTATATTTTGGTATTGATAACTTGACTAAACAAAAAGCTGATAATACTGGGTTTGTCCCATCATATGAATTTACTCAAGGAGATAGAATTCGTATTATAGCAGCATATACTGCTGGCAATTACGTCACATACAATACTCAGCTTGACATGGAGATTTTGGGAGATGTTGAGCTAACGATGTCTCCACCAAATGCTGCTACTCCCGGAAGATTTATAAAAGCATACAAGCCAACTACTTTACCATCTGCTCCTTATCAAGGTCAAATGCTTGTGGAAATATATACCCCAAGGCAAGTTCAATCTACGGGTACTCAATTTTTTTATGAGTGGGGTGAAAAATATGATATATATACTCTTCTTGGCAATAGGTATCACCGGGGAAGTGTTGATGACCAAACATCCACGCAACCAGCCACTTTTGAATGGTTTGATGGAGATATTTACTACTATAATAGGAGATTCTATGAATTTTCTAATTCTACTTCTGCATCAATTACTAACTATATAATGGATGCAAATCAGAATGATTATTTCCCAAGTGCAGTAAATTCAAATGGTAGAGCTTGGGTTATTGATGAAAATGCAAGAGAAGAATATAATTCAGTATTAGTTCGTTGGGGCGGGAAATATCAAAGTGGTACAAACATTAATAACCTGTCTATTTTTAGGCCAAATGATTTTGATGAGGTAGATAGGTCTAAAGGTGACATTCAAAGGTTTAAATCAAGAGATAGGATTTTGCGTGTATTCCAAGACCGGGGAACTGGTCAGTATGGAGTATATATGCGCTTTATATCAAATAACCAAGGTCAACAAGAATTGGTTACTACAAATGAGATTATCACAACAAACAATATCCAATACTATCAAGGCGTTTACGGGGTATCAGGATATCCAACAAATTTGGTTAGCACTCAAAATGCTGACTACTTTGTAGATGTGGTAACTGGACGTGCTATTAGACTTGGGGGAAATGGTCTTACAGACTTGGGTCTTGCTTATAAAGGGCAATTCTATCTTAGCCAATTAGTACTTCCCTACAATAAAGACATAGTAAGGTCTGGAGGATTTAAGTCTAAGGTGATGGGCTTTTTCGATTATTTCGATAATCAGTATAATGTATTACTTCAGGGAAGTGTGAGCGACTTTGTAATTAATTCGCAGAGTTCAGGGCAAGTAGGTACTTATGAATTATCACTCGCTGGAAACCCCAAAACCGGAGATGTGATATCATTACAATTAACTGATAGTTTATCTACTACACAAACATATTCGTATACTGCTGCCATAGGTGATACTGCAATAGATATGCTAAATGGGTTGTTGGCGGATATAAATGGTGGAGTTGATTTCGTTGCTACATTTATTAGCGCTTCCCCATATTCAAACATAGAAGTAGTATCTGCATATCCATTAATAACGGTTGAGGGAATTGCTAGCATAACCTATAACACCTCTGGAGATATAAACCCGCATAACTTTAGTTTTAACGAAACAAGAAACGGGTTCTGCTCTTTCTATGACTTCAACCCAGAATGGGCCACAGGAGCTAATGACATGGTTTATACTTGGAAAAATGGGCTGCTCTGGAAACATGACAGCAATACCTATTGCAATTTCTACGGAGACCAATATTCAGCCTACCTGACCGCCGTTTTTAACAATAATTTGTTGCTCAAAAAGTCTTGGCATAGCATAAACGAGATAGCAAGCGGTACATGGTCAGTTCCCCTAATGTATACCAATACCAAATCCTACGGAAGCCAAAGACAAGAATCTAGCCTTGTAGACGCAGAATTTACTATTTTGGAAGGGAATCCGTCATCGGCTATCAAAAGGGATGCCAACTCCCAAGGCGGAAAAATCAACGGGGATTTCATGAAAGGCAACTATTTAGTTGCTAAATTTGAGAAACAAAATGCTTCAAATTATATAACTTTGTCAGAGGTCTCTGTCCGTAATACGGATAGCCCATTGACAGCAAAATAAATATATTATGGCAGCATCACCAGAATCACTTAAAGCATTATTGGGTAGCGGCTCAGGAATAGCTAGTGGCCTTCAAGCTGGAGTAGGATTAGCTCAATTTGTCGGCGGTCTTATTGGTCAAGCAAAAGGTCGTAAAGAGCTCAAAGGGTTGATGAAAAATACTCCAAAGTATGGGGAAGACACGGGTATTATGGGGTATTATAATCAAGCTCTTCAACGTGCTGGCGTTTCCCCTGCCCAATCTTCAATGTATAAGCGCCAAATGCAAAATATTGGACGAAGTGCAGCACAAGGATTGCAAGCTTCTCAAGACCGTCGTGGAGGATTGGCTGCTGCTTCATCTATATCTCGTGGTATGAGTGACGCTGCTCTTGCTGCTGAGGGAGCTGCTGAAGCTCAACAGGAGCGTAGATTTGGATTATTGGGAAGTGCTGCGCAAATGGCTGCCGGAGAACGTCGTCGTGCATTTGATATTAATGTTATGCAGCCTTTTGAAATGAAAAGACAAATGGCTGCCCAACGTGCTGCCAGCGGGGCTCAAACAGCTAATATGGGTATTTCAAACATTTTTAGAGCTGGAACAACTCTTGCGCAAGCTGATATGTATAGAAGAAGGAAAGATGATGAAGTATAATCCATAAGAGCAATAAAATTTATAATGGCTACTCCAATTCCCAATATATATACTTTTGGCCAAGTCCAGCTAGATACACAACCACTAGCTCAATTACAAGGTAAACTTCTTGCCCAACAAGAGGCAAAGCAAGAAGCTTTGAATAAGTATTTTAATAAGCAAATGGGTGATTTGTCAAGAGAGGGAATTGCTGAAAATGATGTAGCTGACTGGAACACTTCTTTGGGTGAATTAAAAAATTTTTGGAAAAGTAATTCTAACGAAATTAAAAAGGGTGGAGAAGCTAAGTTAGAGTTTGATAAAAGGTTGCAAGAAATAAAAGACCTTACATATCAATCAAAAGAGAAAAAAAAGGAATTGAGTGAGCTTGGTAAAATGGCAACCATTCAGGGGAAGCAATTTACAGATAGCGATATGAAGGTGATTGATGGAATGGGTAAGCCAATAAGAAGTAAAGAAAGAATAAACCCATCTACTGGTAAGCCTTGGGGTTATTTAGACCTCTCAACTCAAGTTCCCCCATTCGATGCAAGTAAAAGAGGGGCTTGGTTTGGTAACATATCTTCTGGTATAGAACCTGCAATTGCTAAAGAAGTACCAAAATCTAGAAAAACATTGCCGGGGGGAGACATACAAGAAGATATTGAATATTCTTATGGTGATAATCAGCTTAAGTTTATGGAGAAAAAGGCTGTGTCATTTCTTCCCGCTGATAGGTCAGCTACCACTGAATATGAAAGATTACTTACAGACCCAACTAGCAAAAGATTTATAGAATTGAAAGAAGCTTGGGATGCAGCACCTTGGCATAAGGGTGACCCTATGGATACCAAAGAGGATTTGGCTGCTGCTGACGTTTTGAGAGAATATTATTTAAGACCTGCTGCTAGAAAGCCAAAAATATATCAAGTACCTCAAAAGTCAGGTGGTGCTGGTGGAGCTGTTGATGCAGATATTCGTCCTTATTTAGTATTCCCTAAGTATACCGCAGCTACAGTAACATTGCCAGATGGTAGAAAAGCAGTTCCCTCCACTGAAATATCACCTAACGATTTGTCAAAAATTAAAGTAACTCCTGAATATATTGGAGGAAAAGATTACTATATTGTGGAGGCTGATGGTGTATGGAGGGGAGAAGGAGGTCAAAGAATTGTAGATGAAGACTTGGCTGTGCAAGCTGCACCTTCAGATATTAGAGAATCATATTTGAAAAGAAAAACGTCTGGTGGGAAACCAAGCCAGACTAAAAAAACAACTACTCCTGCCGGAACTAAAAAGAAAACTGGGGCTAGTGGATTAAATTAATACTAATGGCTGAAAATACATATACAGGACAAAACGAAGACCCGAAATATCGTAAAAAAGTATATGATATTTTATCTTCAAATTTTGAAGACTTCAAATTGTCTGAATCTGATTTTTACAAAAAGTTGGATTCAGATACTGGGTATGCTCCTAAAGTATATAAAGTATTAAAAGACAATTTTGCTGATTTTGAGAAGCCAGAAAAAGATTTTATGTCTTTAGTCGGCCCGTCTAAAAAAAAAGACCTTTTTGGAAAAATTACTACTTCCGTTGGCCAATTGCAAAAAGAAGCTGGTAAGGCTCTGGGCGGAGTAAAAAAGGGATTGGAGACAGTAGCGGCAGCTGCTGCTGAATATGAAAAGCCAGTTTTAAGAACGGCTGGTCCCGTGCCAACAGAGGTCGCTCCAGCCAAAGAATTAGAACCTATTGTTAAGCCTAGTGTTGGTATTGTTTCTGAAAGCACAAAAGTTCCCAAAATTGATATAAAAGCTGTCCAGCAGCAGAAAGCATACGAGAAAAAAATTGCTGATGAAACGCCAAAAGAAACTCCATATTTTGGTGGCGTATTGGGTAGCACTCTTCAAGCAATAGACAGCGAGTATTCTCCAATAGGTCAATTGGGGGTTGGTGATTTTATTGATGATATGGGAAGAGCTATAGCTTCTGGAGTTAATCAGGGCGATATAACAACTCCTGCTAATGCTCTTCTATTGGCTGGTAAAAATGCTTCCCCAGAACAAATAAGAAAATATATTGATGCGGCAAAAGATTATGAGAAGATTGGTGCTTCAGAGGAGATGATGAAATTCTCAAAGACATACCAAGACGAGGGGAAAACAATATATGGTTTTTTAAAAGGGCTTGCACAAAATCCGGGAGTAGTTGGGGAACTTATAGTTTCATCAGTTACTGCATTGGCGAATCCATCCTCTCTTGCTGCGGCAGGGGCTGTTACTGGGGGTTTTGCTACTAGTGGGGCTGTCGGCGGTGGAGCTCCGGGGGCTGCGGCAGGGGCTATATCATCTATACCTTGGGCCATCGGTGCAGCAGGAACAGCTTTGGAAACAGGTCTTACATTTTCTGAATTATTAAACGATAAGCTAAAAGAAAAGAATTTAGAATTTACTGAAGAAAATGTTAAGTCTATATTGGAGGATGAGAAAACTCTTAAAGATATAAGAACAAAATCTTTAGCAAGAGGTGTTACCATAGGTGCAATTGATGCATTGACTGGTAGGTTGGCAGGTAAGGTAGGCGCAAAATTAGCTAGTAATACGGCAGCTTCTAGAGTAAAGGCTGGTCTTGCAGCTTCAGGTATAGAAATGGCTGGAGGTTCTATTGGGGAAGCATCTGGGCGTTTGGTTGCAGGTCAACCTATGGATGTTGCTGAAATTGGATTAGAGGGAATTGCTGAGGGTCCAATGGCTATTGCTGACGTTACATCGGAAGTTCTTCGTAGGCCAATATATAAAGTTAATGGCGAAAATAGAACAGAGGCTGATGTTCAAGAAATTATAAATACTTCTTCCCCTGAAGAACTATCTCAAATAAATATCGATATTAAAAATGATGTAAAAGGTTACAAGAATAAAATACAGGATATTGTTACTAATAATGAAATGCGAAATGAGATTCGGCAAGCGAATCCAAAAGCAGATGATGCAACAATAGATACTCTTTTGAAATTAGAAAATGAATTAAAAACATTTGAAAATAATAAAACGCAATCAGGAAAAGAACGAGCTTCATCTATACGTTCACAGATAAAACAAATACAGGAAGAAGTTTCTCAAAAACAAGAAGTAGTTAAACCTGCCGGAGAAGTTCCCCAGCAAACATTACTTGAGCAAATATCTAAACGAATTGAGGAAATAGATGCTGAGGAAAGGGGTGCTGCCGGGGAAGTCGCACCAGAAGTTCCCGCAGCACCAAAAGAAATAACAGAGCCTGTGACTGTAGTGGAAACTCAAGATTTATACAAGGGTCTGCCAATATCAAATGTTAACGGAACTGGATTCCATAGAACAAATGTTGATGTTCAATCAATATTAAAAAATGGTTTTGTAGTACCAAATCAGGGTAGAGCTAAATTTGGTTATGGTGTGTATTTTACAAGAGAACCAAAAGAAACTTCATTTGGTGAAAATATGGTTAGCTCTAATTTTGAAGGCCTTAAAATGGTTGATTTAACAAATGATGATATTATTGGAGATAAATTTAATGCATTTAATAATGCATTTACTGAAAATGGGACAATAGATTATAAAAAATTAACAGAAGAATTAAAAGCAAACGGAATTGATGGGGTAATTACAGATAATGAAATTGTTGTTTTTGACCCATCTAAAATAAAAAATATAAAAGAATATAAAGCCGGGGAAATCGCACCAGAAGTTCCCGCAGCACCAACAGCAGCGGCTCCAGTTCCCTCCATCATAGAAGTAAAATCTCCAAAAGAAGTAAAACAAGGAGATACTATAGTATGGAGAGGGGAAGACTTCATTGTAGAAGAAGTAAATCCAAAAGGTGGATTTAATTTGCGTAATGCAGCAGACCGTACAAATACTGTAAAAGACGCAAGAATCACAGATGAAGAGTTCCAAGGTAAACGTGGGGAAGTAGCGGCTGCTCCTAAAGTTGAAAAGTTTGGAGTAGGATTTGCTCCTTTCCGTGAAAAGAATGTATTTACTGAAGAAGAAGATGTAGATATCAGAACTTCCCCAGACTATCAACTTCATCAAGAGAACGTACAGAAAGTAGCCCAAGGACTAGGAATCAAAATAAACAACAAGCTAGATACTTGGGGAGGATATGTAGATATGGAGACGGGAAGACCTGTACAAGAGGTTTCCAATATTATGGAAATTGAAGCTACTCCTGAGCAAGCTCGGGTAATGGCTGCTATCTTGGGTAAGGCTGCCCCCGAAATGCAGGACTCCGTATTGCTTGGTAACTACAATGAGAATGGCGCAGGATTCGAACATATTGTTAAAACTGGTTCTTTCGAAAATGCTAAAGAAGCAATTAAGCTTCTGAAAGACAATGAGTTGCAGTATTTTAGCGTTGACAAAAATAGCGGAGATGTCATTATTCTTGACCTTGAAGCAACAGATACACCAAAAATTATTAACTTAGTCAAACAATTAAATGAAAATGGAATCCCAGCAAAACACAAGTATGGCAAAGTCAACGCAGAATTCATCGGTAGCGGAGACTATGATGGAATTATTGAAGCAGAGCGGAGCAGAGTTGGAGCAGAAACAGGGTTCGATATTGATGCCTTTGTCCAAGAAGCAGCGGGAAAATATGACGCAATCAAAGCAGCAAGAACCCAACCAGTAGTTTCTGAAGTTCAAAAATCTATCGCCGACAAAATTCGTGGGCTAAAGATTGATTTGTCTAAGCTGGGAGAAGGTGGCGCTCAGTCCAACATAGCAGGACTTCCCGTAGCACTATACAACACCGTAGTAGAAGCAGTAGCCCTTGCTGTAGAGGCGGGAGTGGCTGTAAATAAAGCAATTAATGATGCTGTAAAACAATATAAGCTAGATAAGGCTAAAGATTTTGATAAAGATGTACTTACAAGGGAAATATTGAAAGGCATTGAAATAACTGAACCTCAAGTAAATCCTGTATATTTTGAAAATCTGAAAAAATTTGCAAGTGAATCTTCATTTGACAATAAAATTCAATTTAAAAATTCAATACAGAGTTTATTTGCCAAATACCTTCCAGAACTAAAGGCTAAGTTTGGTAAAGATTTTGACCCGTCAAATTACGACGAAAGAGCAAGAAAGTATTTGGTTGATTTGGTTACTAGGGAATCTTTGAATGCAATCAAAAAGCATCCGGAAGCAATTGGATGGTATGATGAGAAGACTCAGTCTGCATTAGATGTCATATCGGCTATTCATCCTGAAATCGCCACTGATGCTGAAGCTAGAGGTGCATTTATATTGCCTTTGGCTATTATGTCAAATGGAAACAAAGTAGACTTCAATTTTGAATTGGCTGAAAAGCAATATCAATTCTTTAAAGATAATGGAAGGTTTAATCCTGATGGGGAATTTGGCCTTCAGCAATCTGGCATTAAAAAATCTTTGATGCTTATCAATTCGTTACTTGATAACGGATTGACAATGTCAGATATAAATAAATTCTTGACATCAAAGTATCGAGCTGGTGATTTGAAAATAAAGATTGATGGTAAGGTTAAGGATTTGGCTTCAGGTGAATTGGCTGATGAGCAAGTTTATGGAGCTGTTATTTTAGGTCCAAAGATTGGTAATGGGTTTTATATGAATTTGTGGGGTCAATTCGACCAATTGACCATGGACAGATGGTTTATGCGTACTTGGGGTCGGATGACAGGCACATTGATTGAGAAAGATGCTGCTGGTATCGCTGAAGGGAAGAAGAGACTTTCTAAGGCTCTTGATGAGATTAAGAAAGATTCTGAGGCATTGGCTATATTAAAATCATTATTGCCTAAAATATCTAGCTTATCAATTCAGGATTTAGCAAAGTCTATTGAGAAAGTTTCGATGGATAAAAAGAAGAGAGCTGAACTTTCTTCAAATCCAAAAACTGACGAATTAAGGAAGGCTGCCAATTCCCTGTCTAAAAATCTTAGCGGCGAGAAGGAAGCTCCTTCTACTGGTAAAGAAAGAAGATTCATAAGGGAAGTGTTTACTGATGTAGTAAATGATTTAAAAAATAAATATGGTATAGAGATATCTATGGCTGACCTTCAGGCAGCTCTTTGGTATCCTGAAAAAATATTATATGAATCTTTCAAAGGCGGCGAAACATTTGAGGCTGCTGCTGAAGGTTATACATCTGATTCTGCACCTGATTATTTAAACGCGGCTAAAAAGCTAGCCACAAAACTTGGAGTAAATGAAGAACAAATCAATCAAGCCTTATCAAGAGGAAGAGAACGTGCTGAACGAATTGCAGGAGAAGGATATCCCGAAGGCGGGCGAGCAATTAGCGAATCTTATCAAGACATCCTTGGAAGAGTCAAAGAAGCAATCGGGGAAAAGCCAGCCACAGAAAAAGTAAGAGCAGCGGCTAAAACAGTTCGTTCTCTTAAGATTAAGCAAGAAGGTCTTCAGGCAAATATTGCGGGAATTCCCATCGCACTTTATAACGCAGCCTTGGAAACAATCGCTACAGCTTTGGAGGCTGGGGCTAGTTTAACAGATGCTATTCGGGAAGCTATAAGAAAGCACAAACTTAATAAGCAAAAAGATTTTGATTCTGATACATTCGTAAAACAATTAGAAAGCGTTACTGGTCAAACAGTAGAAAAAATAGGAGGTAAATATGCCATTCAAATCGAAGCAGCAGGTGAAGTTCCTGTACAGCCAAAAGCCGGAGTTAGCGAAGAAGTGGAGGGAGGAGTTCCCGGAGCAAAACCTAAAGCAGCTCCCGAAGAAGGTAAAGCTGAAGGTGAAGAAGAAAAAGTAAGGGTATCTGGTATTAAGAAGGGCTTGGTTTCCCAAGAAGTATTATCAAGAGTAAATCTTAATACAGTTGGAGATAAGGAGCTTTTAGAGTCGGGAAAAGCTATCATTGAAAGCGGGGAAGTAAAGCCAAAGACTGTTGTCAATCGTGTAATTGATGGTGGTCAAGGTGTCCTTACCCCTGCTGAGGTAGTCGCGATGATTACTTATAAGGCTGATTTAGATACTAAACAAGAAGACCTTTCTAAAGAAATTGAAAGAAGAACAAAGGCTGGGGAAGACTTGGGTGACCTTTTGGTTGAATACAAGGACTTGCAGGTCGAAATAGACAACTACGACATTGCAGCTGTTATCACAGCTCAGCAACAGTCATTAGCATTCCGTCTTCGCAGATATCTTCTTGACAGAGAGTACAACATTACTGTACAAATTAATCGTTATAAGCAAACAAACGGCGGGACAATCCCTGAATCTGTACTCGCTAAGTTTAAGAAGCTTAATGAAACGATAAAGGATTTGCGTAAGAAGATTAAGGAGGCTGAATCGGCTAAGTATGAAGAAGATTCTAAGGCTGCTATGCAAAACATCATCGAAGATGTAGAGCGTGAAAATCAGGCTAACGGTCCTAAATTATATACAGAGCAAGAGCTCGAGAATAAAATTAGAGAAGGAGTTCAGAAGGAAATTGATGGTATCTACGAAAAGATGCCAGCTGAAAAGAAAAGCAAAGCTCAACGGGTTGTAGATGCTCTCGATAATATTCAACGTAAACTTCGTAGTAAGACATATGATGCTAGCTTAGGAGTTCCCGTAGCTTTCATTGATGCGGGAATTACTGCAATTAAGAATGCTATCAAGCTTGGTATAGAAGTAGAGAAGGCTATTGAGATTGGAATTAAAACAATCAAGGATAAGCTCAATGGTGCTAAGTGGGATAAGGAGGCTGACTTCCGTAAGGATATGATGGAAGGTTTTAAAGAGGAAGGAGTTGATGTTAAAAAAACAAAAGAAGTAAAGGCTAAGATTAATGATGATGGTACAATAACAATTCCCAACAAAGACATCCGTGATTTTGTATCTCAGGGAATTGAAGACATTGATGATTTGGCTGATGCTATATTAAATAAGTATCAAGCAGAACTTCCCGGCGTATCATCAAGACAAGTAAGAGATGCCATCACTAAGTATGGTAATGAATTATACCAAACAAGAGATGATATTTCAATAAAGCTTGGAAGAGCAAAGAGAATTGGAAGACTGCTTTCAGAGCTTGAGGATTTAAGGACTATGGATAAGGGTGCTTTCCTTTTGAAATATCAAAGAGTTAAGCCAGCCCAAGACAAGATATCTGAAAGAGAGAAGAGTCTGAAATATCTTATTCGTGAATTGGGGCGGGAAATTATGGGCGATGAGCCACTTCCCGACAACTATAACGAGCAAAAAGCCCTTGATACCGCCAAGAATAGAGTCGGTCGTAGAATCGAAGAACTTAGAGACAAAATCAGAAGAGGAGATTTCTCTAAAAAGCAAAAACGCAAAGTTCAGGCTGACCAAGAACTTCTTGACCTTGAATCTCAACTTGAAGACGTTAAGTCTAAATATGATTTGGAGCACGAAAAGAATGAGCAAAAGAATAAGAAGTGGTATCAGAAAGCTGGCGATTTCGTATTAGAATTATTTAGCGGAATACCAAGAACATTGGTTACTGGTTTTGACCTTGGTATCATATTTACTCAAGGTATGATGAGGGTGTTTACTAATCCCGTAATGTCTGCAAAAGCATTATGGGAGGCTGGTAAGCAGTTCTTTTCAGAATCTAGACAAATAAGAATGGAGCAAGAGCTTAAATTATCTGGTGCTTATGCCTTGATTAAGAATTCTGGTCTTGCAATATCGGAAGGGTCTGAAAAAGCATCTGCTCAAGAACAGATATTTATTGTCAATTATGTAAACTTAATTTGGGATACATTCTCAAGAGTAATAACATTAAATTATAAGCCGGGAACTGCTTTTGTAAAAGCATTAAATCCTTTCAAGGCTTCCCAAAGATTCTTTGATGGCTACTTAAATTATATAAGAATAAATTCATTTCTTAACCTGTCAAATGCTATTGATAAAAATGGATATACTCCGGAAACGTATCCTGATGTTTACAAAGCTGCTGCTGAATTTGTAAATACTACTACTGGTAAAGGAGCAAAGAACATTCCAAAATCTCTTGGTTTATTAATGTTCTCTGCATCTAAAGTTGCTTCTGAGCTTAAGTTGTATACTCCTTATGCATTATATTATTATGCTGCAATGCCTAAGGCTGTAAGGAATAGGGCTATGCTTAACTTTGGAAAGTTTGCCTTGAGTTTTGGGACAACTATGTTCTTGATGAGAGCCGCACTTGGCCAAGGTCAAGGCGGCGAAGATGATGATGATTTTTGGGACCCTACAAGTAGCAATTTCCTTACTTTCAAATTTGGAAATCAAAGGGTATCATTTGCTGCTGGAGCTCGCCCAACCATTGTGTTTATGGCTAGATTGTTTAGTGGGAAGTATATTGACCAATATGGTCAAGAATCAAAATTGGGCGAGAGAACTGGTAAGCAAATTAATACTGAGTTCGACCTTATTGTTAGGTTTTTTACTGCGAAGGCAGCTCCAGTTCCCGCAGTTGCTATAAAATACTTGGATAAGAAGGCTGGTGTAGAAGTAGAAGATGATGTATTCAAAAATCTTGTTCTACCCATGTGGCTTCAGGATTCACAAGAACTTTACGCTCAAAATCCTAAAGAAATAGGCGCATTGTATACTTTCATTTCCCTAGTCGGTGCTAACGTAAGAACGGTTGAAGAGTATACACAAAAAGAGCATAAAATGCCTCAGAAGATTTCTTATACAGATGATTATAGTAGAAAGAGGGAAGTCGTGTTGACAGATGAGCAAAAAGCTGACTTCCAAAAAATGTTTAACGAAAAGTTCAAAAAGAATATTGACGATATACATAATTCAGAAACGTATAAAAAGCTTGAAAGCAAAAACGACAAAATATTGTTCGATGTTGTTTATGGCAAAAAAGCAAAAGACGATGCTGAATCTGATGCAAAGAAGGAGCTGATTAGAAAATATCGTGGTCCATTCAGTGAATTCCCAATAATACGAGAAACCCCAGAAGAGAAAGAAATAAATAGAATTCTGAACAGAGGCGAAAAGCGGTAATAAAATGAACGTAAAAAACCTTAATTTTGATACATAAAATACAGATAAAATGCCATTAGTTCCCAATTTTTCAACTAGTCAATCAGCGGGGAGCCCTTCTGTTATAACTATAACTGATACGTCCACGGGAAGTGATGTTGCTGTTACCCAGCGCCGTGTCTATCTTTTGGACTGGCAGGGAAATTATGTCGTTCCTTCAGGTACTACTACTAATTACATTCAATGGCCTATCGCACAAGCGACAATTAATATTGATTGCTTGACTCAAGATATGGCTTTGGAGGTGACCGTTGAATGGTTGAACGTAAGCAATGTGGCTTTGTATGATAAGACTGAATTGGTAGGATTTACTCTTTACAATGAGACTTTCTACTATGCCCTGACGCAAGCACAAGCTGCTGCTTCAACTCCCACAACTATCCTACAAGATACGTCATTCCTGCAAAATAAGTCTAATCTTCGTTTGTTTATTGATAGCGGGAATCAAGCAGTCACGCTGGGATACGATATCGTATCTGCTCAGCAGTGCTATAACTTGGCTACCAACTTAAATACTAACCAAGACCTCTATTACTAATGCCACTAACAGTAGCTCAAATAATTGACATTGGGAAAATATCTCAATACCTCGCTCAGAATGATGTTCTGAAGGGAAATCTTTTCTCTCCTCCTGTGGCTAGAACTACGCCGCAGATTCTTTATTTAGAGCGAAAGGCGGTAGAATGGATGTACAATATTGACCCAGCGAACACTTCCCTTGTACAAACCTCTCAATATCTATACAGCCTTTGCAGAGGATATAATTTACAAGCACAACAAATTTCGGGAACTGCTGGTGCAATATCTCCAGTCGTTCCTGCGCAAATTCCAAATCCATATGATTTTGAGGTAGATGCAACTTCCCTGATTACAAATGGGCAGTCTAGCGTCACATTAAACGCATTTATCGGATTCAACGTATTGTTTGTTCGGAATGGTATTCCTCAATCTACCATAAATACTGGGGGAAGCTATTACTCTTGGGTAAAAGCTACAGGAGTATTTACCATTTCCCCAGCGGCGGTAACAGGTGAACAATTCCAAATTTATCCAGTATAATTATGAAGAAATTATTTTTACTTGTTCTGGGTTTAATTGTTTTCAAATTTGGGTACTCTCAGTACCCAATTCAGCAATTTATTGGGGCTGATAGCGCTATTGTTACGTCCAAAGGAGCTATGCAGAGTCGCTTTGTCAATGTTGTCTTTACTGACACTTCCCAAGCCAACACACAACGCATACGCCAATATCCCGGTGCTATGATTTATGCTGCTGGGAAGATGTGGGTCAGAAATACAACAGCTACTGGATGGACTGAACTCGCTTATGGGCCAATATCCACAACAAATATTTACAATTCAAACGGAACATTGACGGGGAATCGTGACTTAGATGGAGGTGGTTATAATTTAACATTTAGTAGTATTGGAGGGGAATTCGGAGTTGGTGCTGATAGTATAAATTTTGTTCCAGCTTCGGGTAAATTTAGAATAAGTAGTTTAAATCAGGGAATAGGCTCTAAAGCTTTGAGATATGACCCAGTAACAAAACTTTTGTCTTATTCTGATACAACTAGTTCCCTAAATATCTACAATTCAGATGGCACACTAACAGGGAATCGTGAACTGGATGGTAATAGCAATAATCTTACTTTCACAGCAGTAAAGAAATTTGAATTTTCTGGAGATAGCCTTTATTATATTCTTGACCCAGCGGGTAACTTAAGGATAAAGCTCGGTAATCAGCAGCTTACAATGCAGGGGGACACGGCTTCCCTTTCTAGAAGAATATCTTACACGGGAAATCTTGGTTCTTCATTTACTAAACATAGCCTTGTAGACAAAAATTATGTGGACAGTATTGGTGTGTTAAGCCCTACAGGTTCGGGAACTACCAACTACGTTTCAAAGTGGACAGGTTCTACTGCATTGGGGAACTCACAGATATTTGATAATGGAACGAGTGTAGGAATTGGAACTGCGACTCCGAGTGCATCGTATTTGTTAGATGTTTCTGGAGCTTCAAGAATTAGTGGTAATACATATTTAGCTACTACTTCACAAACTTCACTAAACATTGGGAGTTCAAATTTTAGTGGAACACTTTGGACAGGCGGAAGTCATATATTTATTGGGTCATCTGCTAAAATATATGGTTCAACTGGGGCTGATGCTTCAATCGGTTCTAATTTATATTTTGATGGTTCTGCTGATAGAAGAATCAGAGCCGGATTTGTTTCTGATATTTATTTTGATGCAAATGGTGATATAAATTTTAGAAGTGCTGGAAATGGTACTGCTAACTCAACATTAACTGCAACAACAAATGCCGTAATCAAAAATAATGGCAATTTTTTAATTGGTAGCACAGTTGATGGCGGTTTCAAACTTTCAGTCACAGGCACTTTCCGTTCTACCTTAGATGCCAACATAAACGGATTGACAGTAGGTAAAGGAGGGGGAAGTGTTAGTGATAACACCGCTTTTGGTTATCAAGCAATCAACGGCACTTCAACTGGAACATCAAACACAGCCATCGGATATATTGCGTTAAAAAGTTTAACATCAGGTTCATACAATAGTGCACTCGGTCTTAATGCTGGTAACTCACTAACCACTGGAAACCAAAACGTATTTTTGGGCTCTTATGCTGGTGGGAGTTTTACAACACAATCAAACAACGTAGCAATTGGATATTACTCGATGGTTAGCGCTACGTCAGCAGATTTCAATACTGCTATTGGTCATTCAGCATTTCAAAATACAACAAGCGCCGGAGGGGGTGTAGCGGTTGGATACCAAGCATTAAATGCAAACACGTCTGGAGATTACAATACTGGAATCGGTTACCAATCCTTACGAAGAAACACAACCGGAGCATACAATACAGCGATAGGGCATAGAACTTTGGATGCAGCGATTACCGCAACTGGTAATACTTCTATCGGTTGGGCATCATTGATAAATGCAACTGGAGGATACAATACTGCAATAGGTAAAAATGCTGGTTATAGTACAACTACTGGCACTTACAACATTTTCATAGGCGCAGACCCATCGTTGTCTTCTGGTAATGGTATCACAACCGGGAACTACAACACTATCATCGGTTCACAAATAACAGGTCTCTCATCTTCCCTCTCCAATACAATCATATTAGCAGATGGACAAGGGAATCAGAGGTTGTATATTAACTCAAGTGGATATGCGGGTATTGGTACTACTTCTCCGATTTCTCGATTATCTAATACTAACACTCAAATAACTGATGGTAATAACGGAACAAGTTTTAGCGGGATTCAATGGTCTTTAAGTGATGGAGGATATGCTTCTGCTATAAGCAATACAAATGCTTCTGCTACTGCTCACGGTCTTTTAGTTAAAGCATCTGGCGGTAGCCCATTAACAGTACAAGCGGGTAACACAACAAGATTTGTTGTTCTTCAAAATGGTAATACACTCATCGGCACAACCACAGATGCAGGCTACAAGTTAGATGTCAACGGTACTGCGAGAGTGAGTGCAGCAACAGGGAATGCTGATTTTAGTTTTTCAAGTGGCGGTAAGTTTAGAATAAGCAACAATAACTTTGCAAGCACACATTTTGAATATAATGCAACAACAGCAACGACATCAATATATATATTCAGCACAAATAACGGAAACATAAGGAGTGATGGCTCTGGTATTTTTTACATAGGTAGTGGTCAAGATTTAAGATTACAATCTGGTGGTTTTGCAAGTTCAAATGCTCAATCGTTTTTGATAAAAAGAAACGACCCCAATGCAACAAATGCTGTTGGGTTAGAAATAAATGATGGAGGTGCAACACCACACGCAAACTACAAACCATTTGTTGTAAAAATAAACAGTGTAGAACAAACACATTTTGACCAATATGGTGGGGGGCATTTTGGCACATCAACAAGTGTTTCATCTGCTATACTTTCAGCCACAAGCACAACAAAAGGTTTCCTACCTCCGAGGCAAACCCAAGCACAACGCACCGCCATAACTTCCCCAGCGGTCGGATTGATTGTATATCAAACGGATGCGACTGAAGGTTTGTATATTTACACCTCAACTGGATGGGTACAATTATGATAGGAATATATAAAATAACATTCCCTAACGGGCATTATTATTATGGCCAAGCCATCAATATAAGCAGACGATTTTCACAACACAAAAGAGAATTTAAAAAAGGAACACATACAAATAAAAGGTTGCAAAATTGTTATCAAAAATATGGTGAGCCTATTTATGAAATCATTATTGAATGCGATAAATCCGAGTTAAACAAAATAGAATCAGAATATTTGTTTAAGCATATCGACGATGAATTGTGTTGCAATATGTGTAGAGAAGGAAGAAGCCCAAAAGGTATAAAAAGAAGTGATGAATTCAATAAAAAAATAAGTTTATACCAGCGAATGAATGGCAAGTCAAAGCCTGTTTATATGTTTAGCAGAGATAACATGGATATGCTTGGTAAATATGACACAATTCGTGATGCAGAAAAAGCTATCGGTGCCAATCCAAAAGATGTTCAAAAATCATGCAAATCAAATGGGAAATATAATGTTCGTGGTTACAAATTTATGTATGCTCAGCCTATTGATAATTTATTAAATCATATTACAAACATTGTAAACTTTTAAATAAAACAAAATGAAAAAAGCAATCATTACCCTTTTTCTTGCCTTTGGCTATGGTGCAAATGCACAAACTATTGACAGCACTGTAACTAGTATTACAGCCGTTTACATTCAGCCCATCAAGGCTCAATTTACGGATTCCCTAATGTCAACAAATCTTGGTGTGCGGGTTATCGCAGATGACCTTAAAACAACCGCAACACTTTATTGGTGTTTGCTTATGTCAAATGGCGCTATATCTGTTCAGGGAAATTATACTATGACGGGAGATGATTATACTGCTTGGTGTGCTGCTTCAAACCCAGTTCCTTGTAACATTTGGCCATTCACAGTAGTTGGTCGCGTATATAATCTTACATTTATCAATCCATTAAATAAATAACCAAATAAAATTAAACAAAATGAAAACTGCAATTAAAATTTCCATCTCGCTTTTTGTAATGATTGTTGTATTATCATCTTTTAGTAATTTTACGAAGGGAAATGACGCTACAACTTTGAAGTTTGAATTTACTACGGATGAGGTAAATCTCATATTTGAAGGACTAGGAGAACTTCCCGCAAAAAAATCAGAGGGTTTGAGAGTTAAAATTTATCAATCAGCACAGGAGCAACTGAAAGCGCAAGAGCAATCAGTTCCCAAGAAAAACTAATAAATAAAAATGGATACTCCAGCATCAGTAGGTAACGCACACGCAAGTTTGTTTATATCAATTTTTACTGCTGCGGTATCATTTGCTGATGCCGGGGAAGCCATGAAAAGTTTAGCCGGGCTTATTTCAATTGTGGCTGGAGTTATGGCAATTCGTTACTACTATCACGCAACTAAAAATGTAAAAAAATGAATTATACGAATTTAGTCCTGTTTGCTTTAGGATTGTTTGGAATTTTAATCCATAATCTAATTAAGGTTGATACAATCAATCGCCAATCTGAGGGTAACTTTAAATTCAAGAAATTTATTTCTTTGGAATGGCCATCAATCGCCATCAGCTTTTCAGTAGTTGGTGTATGCTTGATTGCCAAACACGAAGTAAAACAACTTGAAGAAGTAGGGAACTGGCTCGGCTTGGCCTTCGTTACAATCGGGTACACGGCTCAGTCAATTGTATACAAATACTTAGGAACTGCTGAAAAGAAAATAAAAGGCGATGCATAATCGTGGGCTACTATATCTTATCATTTCAGTAACGTGTTTTTTCATTGCAACCAGTTGCAATACGGAAAAACGTCTTCAGAAAGCAGAGGTATTGTTAGCTTCAAAGGGCCGTCTCTCAGAGATTTGTGCGGATAGATTTCCTCCTAAAGATTCAATAGTATATAGGGATAGTGTTAAGTGGGACACGTTATATGAGGGTATTTATAGTATTGATACTATATATGATAATGACACCGTAAAGGTGTTTTTGACACTTCCCGCCAAAATCATAACAAAAGAAGTAGTAAAGTATCGTGATATATATAGAGAGAACACAGCTAAAGTAAAAGAACTGGAAGGTAAATTGTCTGTTTGCAGTTTGCAATCTGCAAATTATTCAATAGAGTTAGTAAAATTAAGAGCTGAATCTAGTAAATGGGAAAAGCTGGCTAAACAAAGATGGTGGTTCTTATGGATTTTAATTTTATTGGCTGTCGGATTCACGATGAGAAAAAAAATATTTAACCTATTAAAATTATTCATATGAAATACTTCCCTGCTGTAATCGTATTGTTAGTTGCTTTTTTATTTACATATTTTGGGTTCTTTGAGACTCAAGCTTGTGATTTAGATGCAGTTTATCTTAGCTGTAGACTTAATCCGTTTACTGCTTTCGATTTAATTGGATGCTTGTTGTTTTATGGTGGATGCGT